TTTGTCAATCTCAAAACCACCCGATAGTTCTGTTACATCGAAGCCTCTAAGTGATTTGTCAATCTCAAAACCACCCGATAGTTCTGTTACATCGAAGCCTCTAAGTGATTTGTCAATCACAAAACCACCTGATAGTTCTGTTACATCGAAGCCTCTAAGTGATTTGTCAATCTCAAAACCACCCGATAGTTCTGTTTCACCGAAGCCTCTAAGTGATTTGTCAATCACAAAACCACCCGATAGTTCTGTTTCACCGAAGCCTCTAAGTGATTTGTCAATCACAAAACCACCTGATAGTTCTGTTTCACCGAAGCCTCTAAGTGATTTGTCAATCACAAAACCACCTGATAGTTCTATTCTAAATGAAACTATAGTTGATCCATTGGCCTTAGATAAAGATAATTCTAAACAGAAAGAATCCGAAAAGAAGGATGATAAATCTCTATCTAATTTCCAAAAAGGTGTGGGTCTCCCGGAAAATACAGATGGATTAAATGAAAATCATCATCAGGATGATGATGTTACGGCCGAATTGGAATTATTGGTGAAAACAAGTTTATTTAAGGAAGGCGAAGGATCAGAAATGGATGAATCAAAAAAGATATATAATAAATATAAAAAGGAGTATTTCCCATTAATTCATGATATATTAATTGATAAACCTGATAGATTAACGAAATTAAGAACATTCTTTTTAGAATACAGGGGTAAAATATGGATGGTCGACCCAATCCCGCCTGAATTTCTGTCAAGGAAAATATTTGAGACAGAAATAAGTGAACAAAATGATTTCTATATTGACATGGTGCACAAGATAGAGAAATTATTTGAAGATAAATCAGAATTGAATATTGAATTATTAAAAATATTCAGTGTTATTATTTCAAGTGAAACTGTACAGGAAAAACCTGTATTGATAAAATCTATTTTTGCAAGATTCTCGGATTCATCTATAAAACAATATCTATTAAATGAAACGATGAAATTATTATTGGGTATTGGTACCCCATATGAAAAATTTATAAATGAAAATGTTTTACGATTCTTGACTATATATACAGCAATTGATGATAGAGATAAATTATTAATTAAAGATAGTATTTTAACTTTCCCAGAAAAATACAAAAATATGTTCACTATCCCCTCTGAGCAGTCTATTAGATCTCAAGATACTTACAAGGTGATTAATTCGGAGATAGAAGCACTATATGAAGATAATGCTTCATCTAAATATTGTTCTGATCTTAATGATGAAATAACAAGTAAATTGGAGAAAAAAGAAAATGTTTCTATTGATGGAGAGAAATTAAGTAGTTTAGAAGCCTGTAAGAAAAAGGAAAACATGTTAGATAATGAAAGAAGTATAATGAATAGAATATTAGAAAATATACAAAATGAAAATTCAATTCCTAAAACTAATCCCCATGATTTGACACAAGAAAATGTAAAATCAAATATATTGAATTTAACAAGTATGAAAGAGAAAATTTTAAATTCTGATAAATCGAGTAACGATGCGGGTGATAATGCTGATGATTCCATAGAAGAGACAAGTACAATAATCAAAGGAGAATCATCAAATAATAATTTCAAGGATAAAATTAATAAATCGATAAAAGAACAAACTGCGAATCTACAAAATTTATCCGAGGATTCATCAAGTTCATATTCTTCAATAGCACCTATTACACCTTCTCCGCTAAAACCTCCAGGTGTACCCGCTTCTCCTCCTCAGAGTGGATTAACCCCGCTAAAACCTCCAGGTGTACCCGCTTCTCCTCCTCAGAGTGGATTAACCCCGCTAAAACCTCCAGGTGTACCCGCTTCTCCTCCTCAGAGTGGATTAACTCTGCCAAAACCTCCAGATGTATCCTCTCCCCCGCCTCAGGGTGGATTAACTCCGCCAAAACCTCCAGATGTATCCTCTCCCCCGCCTCAGAGTGGATTAACACCACCAGGGGCTGTCGATAATTTGTCTTCGGGTATTTCTGCTTCATTGCCTTCTTCAGATCCATCATTTAGTAATTCTATTTCGAAGGGGTTATCCACTTCATCCGGTATAGTTGATAGTAAAAAAGAAGAAAAAAATTTAGATGAAGAATTATCAAGATTATTAAGTGATAGTTCTAAAACGGATAAAAAAAATAATTTAAATGATTCAGAATCTTCTAATATACAGTTGCCAGAAAGAACCGTTGGTGTTTAGTTAACTTATTCGATTGACATTTTGAAAGAATTATCACCACAATTAGGATCATCATCAATCATATATTCGTCTATATTACTTTCATTAATTTCTTCAGAATATTGGAAATTTTCACTTTCTAGAATATCTTTATGTAATTCTAATAAGTATTTTTCATCTAGATGAATATCGCATAAACCTGTTCCAGATTTAATTGTTTGACCCATCATAATATTACTAGATACACCCTTTAGGGTATCTTTTTCTGAAAAGATACTTGATTTTATTAATTGATCAGTTGTGTCTTCAAAAGATGATTTTGCCAACGGCCCAACATCTCCTCTTTTTATACCCTGTCGATTAATTGGAGTAAGGATACCTTTACTTGTCATTACATCACATAATATTTCAATGTGTCTTGAATTAATATATTCTCCCGCATGATCAATGACATCAAGTATTTCATTATATAATGAATTCCTTGCTGCTTCAATTCCAAAGACAGAATATATTTCTGTTATATCATTTGAAGTTGTATTTACAATGTCTACATATTTGTTATTTAATATATCCAGTATATTTGATCCATCTGTTTCTAGATAATATATATTCTCTTCAATAATATCATAATTTTCTTTTGTTACTAAAGTAGATTTTTCTCCATTGATTTTCTGTTCATTTTTTTCAGAAACAATAACATTTTCTATATTTTTCACACCCTTAATATATATATTTTCAAGGATATCTTCATTAATATTTTTCACTATTTCAATAATATTTGTTTGATCATTATATTCTCCCGATGGTTCAGAATCTGGACCATTGATTTCCAAGGATATTCTTCCAATTAGATTATTCGAATTATCATCAGTAAAGATAAATTTTATTTTATCAATATCATAATCCATAAGTTTCATATTTATATCTGCCATTTGTATCCCCCTATCCATCATTTTGTCTTTATTGAATTTATAACGAATAATCCAAGGCAATTTATGGTCTGATGTTTCAGAATCTGAGTCAAGTGCTTCAAATTCTTTGTAAATAGATAAAAGTTCTTTATCTTCTTCAATAATAGTTTCATATTTTTCATTTTCAGGATCATAGTAAATTGTACTCGATATTACAATATCTCTAAATTTAGTATATTCCAAAGTATTTTTTATATATGTTGCTTTAGTTTCATCCTTCTTAAATTCGTCAATGAGATGAATTGACATTCCGGGAGATTTGATAGATTTACTCACATGTAGTAATTCTGTTAATCTTGGAATACCTCTAGTAACATTCGATTTAGCACTTACACCGGCAAAATGAAATGTATTCAATGTCATTTGGGTGGCAGGTTCACCAATACTCTGAGCAGCTAGAGCCCCGACCATTTCTCCAGGAGATATTAAAGAATTTATCAGTTTATCTTTGATTGTTTTTACTATCAATTTATACTCACTTTTCTTTATTTTCATTTTTGTAATTAAATATTTTGGATTAAGATGAACATCAATTAATATTTCAATAATTCGATTATTTAGATATGGATTTTTCAAAAGTGTTTGATATAATTTTTTATTTTCTTTGACTATTTCATCCATGAATAAATTAGATTTTCCAGTTTTAGATGTTAGATTATCAACAATTCTTTCTATGTGGACCGGAAAATAGATATTATTTTGTATTTTATAATTGAAAATAACCTTTATTAAATATTCTCGATGATCTAATAATTTCATCAAAATACTATCATCATATTTATTATTTTCTTTCATCTTATTGACCATGGCCTTAGAGTAAATTTTATTCCAATTTGTATCTTTATCAAAATGATATTTATCAATTAATTTATCATATGATAATTTGGTTAAATATAGTGGCTGAGATTCTACATAAGTAGCATCCATTGCGTCATTTCCATAGAGAAATTGGATAATTGAGCCAGTGCTACTGCGAACAGTATAATCATAATTCACAATTAGATCTTCCATAGCTTTTATCAACTTTCTTTGAACATATCCAGTTTGTGATGTTTTCACTGCTGTATCAATCAAACCTTCTCTGCCTCCCTGAGCATGAAAGAAGAACTCTTGAGGCGTTTGTCCAGTTATAAACGAATTTTCTACAAAACCTCTTGCTTCGGGTGAATCATCATATTTATAATAATGAGGAAGAGTTCTATCTTTAAAACCATATGGAATTCTCTTACCATCAACATTCTGTTGTCCCAGACAAGCTGTCATTTGTGCAATATTTGTAAGTTTACCTTTTGAACCAGAATTACTCATGAAAGTAATTCTATTATTCTGGTGTAAATTATTCAGAGAAATCTTACCTGTTTCATTAATAATTTGATTCAAGTTTGAGTTAACTTTTGATTCGAAATAATCATTATTTGATGTTCCTGGAATATTTTCATAGATACCTAAATGTAATTCTTGACTCATTTCTTCAATTTGTTGCTTTTTCTCTTTGATAACTTTTACAATCTTTTCATTTGTATATTTATCTGAAATAATATCACTTATACCAACACTAAATCCTTCCAATAGCAAAGTATAAGAAACAATTTTCTGTAAATCATTAATGAAATCGCATGTTCTTTCTTTACCGTGATCATTATAGATTGTATGTATTAATCCCTTAGAAGTCTTTGAAAATATAGATTTATCAAATGTTCCTCTAGCAATAGTTCCATTGCGAATTGAAACATTATTCATCATATCATTATATTTTTTCAGCAAATTTTTCTCTTCTGATAAATTTCCAGATAAAGATTCAGTACCATCATAAAGATTGTTTTTCATTTCTAGATTTATATTATCTGGAATAATATACGATAATATACATTTACCAGACCACCTTTTTATGATTCTACCATTCTGTTCTATATCATAATCAGATTTAGGTAGTGTCCCGTTGAATGTAGACAATGTACTAACAATATTTGAAACTTGAGATTCTGTATAGATACAAGATTCAACTATATCTCCATCTTTTTCATTATCATTTTTCAATTGATAAACATTTGTATTTTCACTTGCATAATATTTGGTTCCTTTTGAATATTGAATCACTTCAGATTTAGTCAATTTAAATATACCAAGTAATGTATCTTGAACAATTGTTATAATTGGCTTATTTTCTCTTGGAGAAATTATTTGATTTGGAACAGAAGCAATATTGATTAGTTCAGATAGTGCGTGCGAAGATTGAGGAACATGCATATTCATTTCATCCCCATCAAAATCGGCATTATATGGCGGCGTCACACTTACATTCAATCGAAAAGTATCACCTTTCATTACTTTTACTCGATGACCCATCATGCTCATTTTATGTAGAGATGGCTGACGATTAAATAACACATAGTCGTTATCAATAAGATGGCGATTGATTTTATCACCAAATTCTAATTGTATTGTTTCTTTATTATTATCATTAATTGTAATTTTGATTCCATTCTTTTTTTCAATATTTTTTGCTCCGGGCCATTTTTTTGGTCCATTACGGATATATTTTATAAGTCTATCAATATTGAATGCATTTACCTTTTCTGGAAAAGTAAGATTGGTTGCTATTTTGAATGGAACACCCAACTGATCGAGATCAATATTTGGATCAGGTGTAATTACACTTCGTGCCGAAAAATCTACACGCTTTCCCATAAGATTCGATCTCAATCTTCCTTCTTTGCCCTTTAATCTTTGACGAATCGCCTTCAATGGTCTTCCAGATCTATGGATTGCTTGACTGATTCCCGGCTGTTCATTATCAATAAATGTTATAATATGATAAACAACCATGTTATACCAATCTTCAATAATATCAGGTCTTGCAAATGTTTGCATCTTTTTCTTTAACATATTATTGAATTTTACTATCTCTGATAGTTTATGAGTCAAATCATCATCCATTCTCTGTGAATTCCCCTGTTTCACTGATGGTCTGACAGATGGAGGGGGTACGGGAAACACAGAACAGATCAGCCATTCTGGTTTACACCAAAGACTATTAAATCCCAAAATATGTAAATCTTCTTCTGAAATTTTTTCAAATAAAGCTTTTACATATTCAGCGGTTATTTTATGATTGTTATCATTCGAAAATGCTCCAGCAACTCCTAAATCTTTCCATATTGCCTGTATTCCCTCAACCCCATTTAGTTTATATCTATCTGGTTGCAAACATCCACATCCATCTTCTGTTTCTTGTCCACATCGGTTTATTTTTGACGATAAATTATAAATTTCATTCCATCGATATTTATTGCTTTTATTCATCAAATCTTCGATAAGAGGTGATTCTTTATCTATCAACAATTTTCCACAACGAAAACATACACATTTCATCACTTTCATGGTAATATCAATGAAATGATAATTAAATACAGGTTTCGCCAATTCGATATGTCCAAAATGACCCGGACATTCTATATTATTCAAACCGCAAGTATTACAAACTTTCCCGATATCTGTAGTACCCATACGACTATCAAATAAACCTTTCACTACAGGTACATCTTTTTCATATGTTTCATGTTTAGTTATTTCAACCACAGAATTTTTTCTTATTTCTTCAGGACTCATTATGCTGAACTGTAAACCACAAACACATTTTGTCAACGGTTGTGTTTTTGACATATATGATAATAATATATTTATTTATTTTTTAAATCAAATTTTTACAAATATAAATATATATACTATTAATAATGTCTAAACAGCAAGATATATTAGAATGCAATTATCTAGATGCAAATTCTCAGAATGCGGGGGATATGTTATTGAAATGTGTACAAAAAAATAATGGAATCTACGATTTCAATTGTCAAAATAATCCATATGAACAAAAAAATATGAATTTACTCAAAGATACAGCTAGAATCAACAATATTCCAATTAAAAGGGATTTTATTACTTATTCTGTCGATCAAGTGAAATCTAAATTAATTGGAGAAGGTTTTACAAATTATGTCCCTGTCGATAAGGGTCCTGGTAAATCAAATGATTCAGGCGATATTTGCCCCGATGGATTCACTCGATGTCCTGTTACTGGTAAATGCATTCAAAAATGTAGAGGTTGTAATTATAGAGATTATATGAAATCACAACAAATGAATACAGGTGATCCATGTTTTCCAAATGGTGTTTATAATGGAATAGATAATATGGGTTTTACAAAATGCACATGTGGTCAGAATAATCAATATTGTAGCACAAATTCACCAAAAAATATATTTACAGCAGAAGGAATGATGAAATATGGTAATAAAGTTGTATCAAATGTGGGGATAACATATGATATTGATATTTTATATAGTTTGGATCAGTGATTTACTGAAATAAAAAATTTAATAATAATTTTCTCTATTCTATGTATGTTCCCAATACTAATTTACATTCCTAGACATTCTCCAATCTTTTCCATATTCCTCTCCTGAATTGAGTTGTCCTTCTTGATAATGAAATCAACCGTAGAGGAGATTGATTCGGTCAATTTTTCAATGAAAGTCGGGTAGTCCTTCATCGCATCTGACTTTGGATTGAAAGTCAGACGGAGTGCCAGATGCTCCTTGTAGTCTTCATCTGTCCCTGGTTCCCACCCAATGTATGATACATTGTCTGGTTCTGTCTTGGATAGCAAGTTTTCAACTGTAGCCGTTTCATTCAAACTCTTGATGAGCTTGTCCGGTGGCGAAAGTCGACATTTCTTTGCCGTTTCTACATCTTCGTCCATGAGCTTTGAATCTCCATCTCTATCGTAAATCGAGTTGTTCAAGATACGCTTGATGTTGGAGAACTTTTTGCCCACAAGTAGACCCATTAGCCTTTCGGGACACTCGAAAACGAATGTGTGAGAAACTAGAGTACTCTTCCTCTTAATTTCCTCGATAGCATCAGAAATCGCCATCTTAGCCAACTTCATCATCGTCTCAGATTGCGTGGCAATGTTTGCCACGATATGGCCGCCCTGATATACAAGTTCAATTCTCAAATGGGGCTTCTCTTCATCAACTCGAAACTCGGAAGCCTGACTGGTGTTGTACAGAGACCAAGTATCCCTCAAGATCTTCTTGATTCCTGAACCACCCTTTCCAATCAAAGAAGGGACAATGTTCCACCCCACTCCTGTCTCGAACTGAGTTGCCACCATCTTGTCTTTGTTCTCGTGAGCCATCCTTCTGTGTTCTCTTTTCTGATTCTCTTTGTATATAAGGTTGGTGAGTAAGTTACTGTATTTCTTTTCAAGTAGGTTGGTTGTTTGTATATGAAAGAATATGTAATCTTTCAAAATCAAATTTCTGTTGTAGTTTGAGAACGATTTTTATTTAAAGATAAATTTATATAATATATTGTGAAGATAAATTGATAATGTTATTCTTAATTTATCAAAAATTTGATTTACAAAATTAGTGGTTCAAGTGTACCAATGCTAGGGTTCCCGAGTCTGGTCAAAGGGGAGCGACTTAAGATCGTTTGCGTCACGCTTCGGGGGTTCAAATCCCTGCCTTGACACTTTTGTCCTATTAGCTCAGTTGGTTAGAGCGCGAGTCTTATGAGCTCGAGGTCGTGGGTTCGAACCCCACATAGGATACTTCGCAATATCACCAAGTATTGACGGGTACTTTTTCCAAATATAAAACTCGGGTTACAACTGAGTATCAACTCCCGCATACACTAATGTATATTGCTTCTGTCGCGGTAGCTCAGCCTGGTCTAGAGCGCCTGGCTTTTAACCAGGTGGCCGGGGGTTCAAATCCCTCTCGCGACACTTTCCTCTATAGCTCAGCAGGCAGAGCACCCGGCTGTTAACCGGTAGGTCGTTGGTTCGAGCCCAACTGGAGGAGATGATTAGTTGCCATAAGTAACTCGGTAAGGAAAAGTATCTTATCGTCATAGTGGGTTTAATTTATGGTGTTCCAGATGTTTCATATTAAATATTATATTTGTTCGGCCTACCGATTCAAATATGAAATAATATGGGCGAAGGTTCAACCCTTAGATTGTCCAATTCAGCTAGGGTTCCCGAGTCTGGTCAAAGGGGAGCGACTTAAGATCGCTTGCGACACGCTTCGGGGGTTCAAATCCCCCCTCTAGCACTTTGTCAAGGTAGCTCAGCCTGGCCTAGAGCGCCTGGCTTTTAACCAGGTGGCCGAGGGTTCAAATCCCTCTCTTGACACTTTTGCCTCATTGGCGCAACTGGATAGCGCATCAGACTTCTAATCTGGGGGTTGCGGGTTCGAGTCCCGTATGAGGTAAATACTATGGTCGCTCGTCGTTCGAGTTGCTCACTGGTTTCCGGAACCATTTGAGTGCGGGGTTACAGCCGCGAAGGTTCAAATCCTTCCCATAGTTTTTTTTATTCACTAGCTTAACAGGAAAAGCGATTCTTCAAAATGAATAGTTTTCTGGTTCGACTCCAGAGGTGAATGTGGTCTTGTGACCAAAAGGGGGTTGTAGCTCAACTGGTAGAGCGTTCGCTTAGCATGCGAGAGGTACAAGGATCGACACCTTGCAACTCCATAAATAATTCTTTTAATTAATCTAAAATTTGATTTGTGTAGTGTAGGATGCAACATCCTACACAAAGCAGACAATGTCTATCATTTCTTGTGATATCAACAACGGGTACAATCCTATCACATACAATGGTTCTTTCTTGCCCCATGGTATCACACACCCTGTCCTCCACTTCACAGATGAAGACCCCGTTTCTCCTCCCAGCAGCCCTAAGCCCGAGGGTGAAAATGAAATTCGTCCGAGATTGATATTTCATAATGAAATATGGCGTCGCCTAGTTATTACTGACTATAATTTATCTTATTCAATGTCCAAAATAGAACACAGGTTCCCTAAGTATCCCTCTAAAAAGAACATGAACAAGATATTCAGGAAGACTCACAAACTAAAACAACCTGGAGGAGCAAGTTGCAATCAAAGAAGATAAGTAAACTTTGAATTTAATATGAAAAATTTTTTATGGCATTAAATTTGATTGAAGATATAAAAAATCTAAGTATATTTAAATATATGAACTATGCCTGCTCTCGCAATTGCTCTTGCATCCAAAGCAAGGAACTACCCCGATATCATTAAATTGGAAAATTTCAAGGAAAAAGATAGATATAAAAATAACAAAAATTTGATATTTAAAGGAACTTATTGTATTAAAATAAAAGAAATAATAAAAAGAAAATATGACTCTCTTAGAAATTGAAGGTGATGGCCCTCTCGGTCTGATTATTGGAGCTAAAAATGAAGATATTATTATCGAGAGAATTAATCCCAACACTGTGTGTTCTGAATTCTTTGAACTCAAACCCAAATTAAAGATAATAAAAGTAAATAATACTTCAGTTGTGGGAATGAGATTCGTTGAAGTATTGAAAATGATAAATTCAATTTGGAGAAAAGAATCCAAAATATTAATTGAGATTAGTAATGATTACATAGAAAAAAAATGTCCTATTTACAAATTCCTGAAAGATCACAGTTCGCTTGAATATTATGATCAGTTCATCGATCTAGGAGCAAAATCATTAGATGATCTTGAATATATAGAATATGTAGATCTTACAAAGATGAATATGAAATCAGAAAATATTTCACAAATATGCATGACATTGAATATTAAAATTCCTATTCCCAAAAAATCATCCGAAGTATTTTCAGAAATATAAATTTACATTTAAATATAATATCAATTTTTTTTTACAATTTGATAAATATCATTCGATATTTAATCATAATTATATTAATTCTAAGCGATTCTCCCAGAGTTTACGACCTGTGTAATTTATCTACTAATTTAATCACATTTTCACGGATAATATTTAATGCATTTGTATATTCTTCAAGGAGATTTACAATTTCAAAATAATCAATAAATAATTTTAGTTGACCATCTGGCCTAGTATCTCCATCTTCCCCTGCTTCACCACTTGTTCCTAAACCTCTGTATATAATACACAATGATTTAAATAAATCAGATATATCTGATTTAGTTGAATCAAAGCCTGCGCGGGTCAAATCATTAATAAATTCTTCTAATAATTTATCTTTAATAACTAGTAAATCAACTCCAGTCTTGGTCTCACCCGAATATTTCACAGAAAAAAACCAATCTTGAATGTTATTATATAGCTCATCCATATAATTATCTATAAAATCTACAACCATCTTGTGTAGTAATTGTTGTTTCACATTCCCCGTGTATGTAACCGTTGGTCTTTTATTATTTGGATTTCTCAGTGCCATAATATATTCTTCGCTACCTTTGGGGGCCAAATTCAATTCGGTATAATACTTTTTCATTTTATCGCCATCAAAAAGCTCGACGAGTGGACCCGATGGACGATCTGCAAGTTTGAATTCATACGCTGCTTCAGAAGGAGAACCTCTTGAATTAAATTGTGAATAATAATATTGAGGGTAAGTTTTATCTTGAGTCGGAACAAAAAATATATTGTATTTTATTTGAGGATCATCTATATTTACACATAAAACAACATTCATTAGATAATTATAATATACATCGTTATAGTCATCCAGATCTACAATTACTGCCCCAATCTCTTCTGGGAGATATTTATCTTTGCGATACATATATGAACTTTGTAATTCAGGCGAAACTGCCATAGAATCTTTAAATGGATATTGACCTTCTGGAATTTGAGAGCTCGGATATTGACCTTCTGGAATTTGAGAGCTCGGATATTGACCTCCTGGAATTTGAGAGCTCGGATATTGACCTCCTGGAATTTGAGAGCTCGGATATTGACCTCCTTGATAACCATGAAAATATCTTGGATCCATATATCCAGAATGAGGGTGGGTTTCTGATCCATATAAAGGAACACCTTGTTGAAATTGTTGCTGTTGAATTTGTTGTTGTGGAACAACTACCTGAGGACTATCAGGGGTAGTTTCCCCCCCTACTGCTTTTCCTTCAGTAGTAAGACTTTTACTGCTTACTATAGGTTTTACAGATGTCGAAACACCCATACCTGCTTCTGATTTTTCTACAGATTCTCTTAATTTATCAGTATAATCCTCATCTGTTTCGGTTAAAGTATACTCTCCTTTTAACGCAGTATAAAATTTTTCGAGATTTTCAGATTCTGAGATTAATTTTCCTAGCGCATTTCCTTCCCCACCCAATGATTGAAAACCTTCAACTCTGAGATATTTCATTACATCCTTAAATAAACTATCTCCATCAACTGGATATTTTTTGGTTTTATATTCGCTACTTTCATCCCCCCCTATTTTTTTAAGTAAACCAGGGAATTCTTTTACTTGTTGAACAAATGATTCTTGAAATGTTTTCCCATTGATAGACTTTTCCGATTGAAGTAGTTCACTGTACATGCCATATATCTTTTTATTATTACCAGGGGTTGATTTATAATTATATATAACATTGATTAATTTAGTATCTATCAAACCTTTATTTGCTCCTCTACTAATGTCTAAACGACTAGATGTACTGTCTAAATCTAAAAAACTTTGTTGTTTAAAACCTTTATCATTTGTCATTAAATAATTTAAGTAAATGTGAATAACCATTAAATATTCAGATAGGTCAATTATTCTATTAAATAATTCATAAATTAATAAAACATCATATAATTTAAGATCTTTGAAATTCAACACTTGTGTAGGATATTTAGATATTATATCATAACATACACTATATATGCCAGATTCTTTAAGAGTAAAAATATAATTCTTTCCATATAACTCTTGTTTTTCATCCATCAATAACATGAACAAATAAACAATTTGTAATATATATTCATAGAAATATTGTGAAATTTCGTCCGCCTTGAGATAATTATTAAATCCGTCAACGGGGTTATCGTCTTCTTCTTTACTATTAATTTCAGCAAGCGTACTTGAAAGATTATTGCTAGAATCTGAGAATTTATATTGAAGTAAATGATTTATTAAGATAGAAGTAGGTGCGCATTTTTGTATATAATTTGAATAATGGCCGTAAGTCATAGTCACAGATGTTCCCAGCTCCTTTTTAGATGGAGTGAAATCAACAGAAAGTGGGACGAATTTAGATCTTTCTCTTCCATCGAGCATCAGATGTTCTTTTACATATTCAATGTATTCGTATACTGTTTTTGAATCACCTAATAGAATATTGTCAGCAACGATTTCCGTATCCTCTTTAACTTTTAAAGCCAAAAACATAGATAATAACGGGTAATTGTATTTATCTTTATTTTTTTGAAACATCTCTTGTATATTTTTCAATGAACTAAATAATATCTTGGTTTTATCTACTATTTCTTCATCATTTGATCTTTCTTTTATCATTTTCCCACCACAACTTTCATCAAAATAATCAGTTTTTACGGATATTTTTCCATTGTCTTGGGAGACATTTATAGATTCATATACATCGGCCAGTTTCAGTTGGCTCTGACCCGCTTGACTTGTATTCTCTGTTTTACATTGAATAGTTATCGGAATTGATAAGTTTTTATTTAGATTGGGTTGTATTAATTGAAATATATTGCTGTACAAAAAAAGAGCAACACGAATATTACATAGATACCCATAATATTTTTCTAAATCACTTTCACTTAGATTATAATTGTTTCCATCGGGATCAAATAAGTAAGAATTTTTCGCATAAAATCCAATTAAAGTTTGACTTCCATAAAATTTCGAAGATGGTGAACCGACCTTAAAACAAGTTTCGAATAATACTTGATATAGCAATTCACTTGAACTACTTTCAGATATAATCGATGATATAATTTTGGAAACTAGATAAAATTCGTGTAATTTATCAGATGTATCAGATATTTGAATATCAATGTCCATTGATTTTAACAAAAATGAAACAATATGTTGAATATATAATATACTATTAATAATCGTAAGATAATTTTCAAATTCATTAACTTCAATGGTTTCAATATTATTTGTTCCGCTATCACTGGATTCATATTGTATATATAATTTTTTTAGATCTGTAATCATGTCATTTTTATGAGTAAAAGATCTTTTTCTTAATGCAATTATTATTTTTCTGAAGATATTAGTGGCATCACCAGGTTCCGGTAATTTATATTTAGTATATAATTCCATCAATTCATCATTTAATTTTTGTTTTATATCCCTACCAGTGCGATCAAGAGCATATTTCTCTAAAAATTGAATAATTATTTTATCTTCTAATTTATTATTTTTCCGTAATTGGCAACTATAAAAATCTTTCATAATTTCCTTAAAATTATCTTCAAAACTTCTAAAATCTAATTCATCTTGCTCCCTCTGATCTATACTTTTGAAAACAGGTTTTGAATCTTTTACGGTGTTGTATGTGCCAAATTCATCCATTAATATTTTTTTATTTTGAGGATTACTGCATTTTTCAATATAAAAATACATGAATATTATGATCATATATGAAATGTTTTCAATATATTCTTTTTTTTTAGAATGAGAAATTCCTCCATCTTTTGGATTTAAGTATATTTTCACTGAATTCGTGGGATCCGAGCCTTGTTGACCGGTGGCGGTTTTCAAAGTTCCCATTAACTGGTTGATGTCTTTGCCATTCCATTTCAATCCCAATAAAGATATTATATTTTTAGTAGGACATCCTCCTCCTCCAAATTGAAGTTTATATCTTTTCGTATCTCTTTTAACTTGTTTTTTTGTATTTTTTTTCATAGATTTTCTAGGTTTTGCATTTTTTCTATATTTTTTGACTGATTTTTTATATTTTTTTGTGGATTTTCTCCTTAATTTATATTTTTTTATGGTTTTTTTCTTTACAACCATTGTATATATATTATATTATAAATTATTTCAGCACATCCCTTTTCAATATATATTTTTTTTCTATTTTTCTTTTACTTTTCATAAATTCGATTAATTTAGAAGCTTCTTCTTTTGAATTAAAATATTCAGAAAAACATTCTTCCATAAATTTATTAGTATAATTTTCATATACATTTGTTGTTTGAGGACAAATTAATGTATTTATATTATCAATTGAGAATTTAGGAAAAGTATCTCTGTTAGATAATAGTAATTCATCAAATATCTGATCATGAATATTATTCTTTTTCTCTCTTAAATTTTTTATTTTTTCATTTAGTATTTTAATTTTATCATCATAATGAATCCATCGAATAATATTTTCTTCCATTTTTATTACTAATGGAAATAAAATAATTATGAATAATAAATTCTTAAATTTAGGAATAATATAAAAAAGATAGAAATTGTAATAAATATAATAATACAACTTGCGAATATAAGATAAGGATATAATTTCATTATACTTTTTTCAACAATGGGATTTATTATTTCTTTGTTAATCATATCAATATTCTCATCTTTATAGATTTCATTTTTCAATTCAATGAGCAATTTATTGATTATATTATCTTTCAGTGTTGTCATTTACATAATAAAACAAAAAAACTCTTTCAATTGAAACCAAATTTGATTTAAATAATTACTGATAATATAGTAAATATAATACAATGGGTATTAAAAATCTAACTAGTTTTATCAAGAAAAATTCACCAGAATCCATCAAAAATTCGAATTTGTATTCATATGAAGGGAAAACTTTAGCTATAGATGCCAGTATCTTTCTATACAAATCATTGATAAATGTGAGGAGTAAAAATGATTATTTGAGAAATAAAGAAGGTAAGATTATAAGTCATATTCAAGGTATTTATATAAAGACTGTTCAATATTTGACTTTGGGTATAAAACCGATTTACATTTTTGATGGTAAGCCACCTTCAGAAAAGAAAGATTGTATCAGTGATCGTAAAAAGAAGGTTGAAGAATTAAAAAAAAAGATGGAGAATTCGAATTCAGAAAAGGAGAAAAAAGAATTAGAAAAAGGAACAATTCGTCTTACTAAAGAATATATTGATGATATAAAGAAACTATTAAATTTAATGGGGGTTTCATATATTCATGCAAATGGTGAAGCTGAATCATATGCGAGTGAAATGTGTAGAATGAAAATGGTCGATGGTGTTGTAACGGAAGATATGGATACATTAACATATGGATGTCCTGTGTTGATCCGCAAATGTATAGATAAATCTATCAAAAGACCAGATATGATAACTACATTTAATTATGAAAAAATTATAGAAGATTTAAAGTTGAATCATGAACAATTCATAGATTTCTGCATTCTATGTGGGTGTGATTATTGTCCTACAATTTCTAGAGTTGGTCCTCAAAAGGCTTATCAATATATTCAAAAATATGGAACAATAGAAAAGATTATTGAATCATGTTCTAATCTATCAATCACTGAAGATTTCAAGAATAAGTATGATCCTTCAAGGAGAATATTTAAATTGTATTATGACAAGCTTCGAAAAGAAGATTTTAGAATGAATGAGAGTAAATATGATAGTAATAAATTATATGATTATTTAATCAATGATTGTTCATTTTCGGAAAAGAGAGTAAAAGACAATAATAGTAAAATAGATAATTATTATAATAAATATCTATAAATAGTATATAATGAATTCAACTCAACTGATATTATTAATTGTAGTTTTATCGATAGCCGTAAGTTCCAAAAATAAAGAAAATAGAATCATTCTAGTTTCCCTTTCTCTTTTACTATTTTTTTGTATGAATAAAGAGATAATATTACAAGGATTTTGTGTGCCAAAGGCAGATGTCACCGGCTCCCCTACTTGTGATTTGAATAAGACAGGTGCTGAATGCACTAGCAGTGGCAACTGTGTGGAAGTTGATACAGGTGGATGTGCTGTCGCTGCGGCTGACTCAGATAAAGCAATCGATCAAGCGCCCACCCAAGATACATGTATAGGTAATGTGAATAATTCATCTAATTTAGCAGACGCTGCAACCGATTGTGAAGGAACGGGTAACACAAAAACTGGTTGTGAATGGACAGTTCCAACTGTTCCTGCTGGTGGTGATAATATTGCGCGCACTTGTGCCGACATCAATGGGGACGGAACGGCCGACGATCCATTTGACTGTTCAGGTGAGACCAACACTCTCGCAGCGAATCCGGGTGATACACAATGTAGTTCTGAACAATGTTCACCTTCAGATTGCTGTACTGGTTCCCCAAAAGTAGATTGCAGCAGTTGTGTAGTAGATGAATTATTTTGGTTAACAGCGAAATCTGGTGACCCTATTCCTACTTGGAGCACTTATGCAAAACAAATGGGAGGAGTTATTCAATGTACCGATGACCCAGATAATGATTCTCCTACATCTTGTGAACAATGTTCTCCTGGTACTATTTCGGACTTGATAACAAATGTTGATAAAGGAGATGATGTTAAGTGTGTAGATCAATCTAGTTATGGTGGTGCAACGACTCAAGGTGGTGCTGGTGCTCAGGCTGATTCTGGAAATGATGGTTCTTCGCAAAGTTATTATGAAGAAATTATGGCTTTTTTTAAATCTAGTAATTAATAAATGATAACAGTTTATAATCTTACTATTTTCTTAGGTATGTTATATTTGGGATATTATGTATTAAAGAGTATTGTTGCAATAATTGCAGTAATTGTAGTTATTTCATTATATTTTTACACGGTTAATGGTTTAGAAGTAGATGATGATTCTGAAATGAATAAAAGATTAAAAAAAGAGGCTAAAATATTAGAATCGGGGGCAAGAAAAGACATGGAACAGGGTATATATGCTTAAAGAATAAAATTCAAATAATTTGCTTAAAGATATAACTATAAATATAGTTATAAATAATGAAAGATACACAAAACATTTATATTCATCCGAAATATGGTATATTTCAATATTTCATGAATTCTTATGGAAGTGATGATTGGTTACAATTATCTTTTGCTTCACCGCCTAATTGGTATTATAATAATAAAATTATAGAGCACGATATTTCAATTATCAAGAATATAGATTTATTTCGATATTATCAGAATAATGATACAACATACTTATTTGAGTTTGAAAATAAGAATGATATCTTACCATCTCGTTATTATAAATTTTTGAATAATGCTTGGGAACAGGGTGAATGGAAAGATTATAATTCAAATGGATATGGTTCGGAATGGCTTTTTGCTGACATTAATAATGAGAATATATCAAAAGATTTTAATATTGAACAATTTGTTAATAATTCATTGCCTCTAAGTAGTATAGAGATGCCTAAAGAAAAGAATATTTGTCATAAAGTAACAATTGATGAATCTTCAAATGTAAATATTGAATACAATATTCCATTTTCTCCAATTGAAACAAGGATGGATAATGATGGTAATTATTATACAAAATTAGAATTTGAGAATTATTATGGAGGTACATATGAATGGAATATATGTGAACCATCTAAGAATGCAAAAAGGAATATGATAGAATATTTTATGAAATATTACAGCGATTTAGAACCCGATATATTTGAAATTGCATTGGAAAATATTTTGAAGACTCTAGATTAATTATATAGTCCATCCTCCACCCACCATAAGATAACCACCTTTTTGATTGTGTTTTATAGGAGTCCCTTGACAAGTTAGTATATATTTTATGAGCTGTGGTTTAGCCCAAGAATTGTAGGATAATTTAAAAGAATCGGGGGGTCTTTCTGCTAATAAATTAATTTTTTCTATTAAAGTCTCTTTATCCATTTGATTTATTTGAGATTCTTTCAAAAATTCATAATCGGTTTTGTGTGGTTTTTTTACACCATGTCCTGTCCCTTGACAGATACTTACAATATTTCTTAGTTCATTAATACTTTTTGAATTCAAATTTTTGTAAGTATAAGTTTTTTCATCTCTATTTTTAATAGATATCATGATCTCTCTTAATTCGCCTTTCGATAAATTTAAATCTTCTTCTAAATATAAATTTTCTTCTTTTATTTCATCGCTTTCTTGTTCTTCTTCTATATCATCAATCTTATCTGAAGAAGTTATCACAGTTTTATGTTTATCATGATATTCTTTTGCTTTACCTTTCAACTCTATTATTTTACCATCTTTAACTTCAACATCATCTATATTACCAACAGGGTCTAAAGCATCATTATATAATACACCATCTTCCCAAAAATAAAAAACATTATCTTTTTCTAAAGAAATCATATCTCCTTCAGAACTTTCTGTTTCTGATTCATCTAAAAATTTCTCCTCTTCTTCTTCATCTTCTTCATCCTCTTCATCCTCTTCTTCTTCTTCATCCTTTTCTACTTCTTCATCCTTTTCTACTTCTTCATCCTTTTCTACTTCTTCATCCTTTTCTACTTCTTCATCCTCTTCTTCTTCATCCTTTTCTTCATCTTCATCCTCTTCTTCATCCTCTTCTTCATCCTCTTCTTCATCCTCTTCTTCATCCTCTTCTTCATCCTTTTCTTCATCCTCTTCTTCATCCTTTTCTTCATCCTCTTCTTCATCTCCTTCATCAGAATCATTTGAAAATGATCTTAATTTATTCCATCCTTTAATTCCTTCTTTCCATTCAATTACATTATTTATTTTACATTCATATAAATGATCTATTAATTTTTCTGAAGCATTGCATTTTGAATGAGCACAATATGTAATTATAGGTACATCTTTAATATCTAAAGTTTTATTTTTCACTTTTTCATTGATTTTAGGAAATTTTTCAATATTTTCTTGTAGGAATTCTATAATTATATCATTTTTTTCAGAAGAGGATAATTTATCAAGTTTATCATACGGTAGATTTAAAGAATAAGGAATAATATTCCCGGGTTTAAAGTATTTATTGGGTAAAGCATTTATTATAATTTCATCTTTATTTTTTATTGCTTCATCAAGAGTTTCAATTTGTGCGGTACATATAATTCTCATAGTTTTCATAGGACTCCATATTTTATCAGATTCTTCAACTAAATAATGAAAATGACGGCAATAGGTTTTATCTTGATCTTTATACGGTTGAGGACAATTCATTTTTAAAATAACATTACCATTACTTTCGATTTTCATAAGACCATGATTTTCATAATTTCCATAGGCAACTTCTGCTTTATTAATTTCTAATTTATCTTTTGTTTCGTTAGCAGCCCAATAAAAAATCCATTTATTTTTATTATCTTCATCCATATTACATTTTATTTCAATTGAATTATCAGTTAATTCTTTAGGAATAATTTCTGAAATAGAAGGATTATTAAGATTATAATTTTCATCACATGTTATAAATTTAGGATATGGTGAATAATTACTATTTTTTTTAGACCAGAAAGATATTTCTTCTGTATTTAATTCTTCTACTGGTTTACACATATTACATTTATGTTTTTTATCCATTCTATTATATATTGAATATTATAATATAAATTTATTAGCGAATTTATAGAACTTTTTCAGCTACTTTATGAATTTTACGGATATCAGATACAATTATATCTATTATTTCTATAAAATGAGAAAGTAAAATATTTTCTCTATCACTAGTAGTTGCTTTACTGATTTTAGGATTGAATTGATTCATAGTAAATACTATATTAATTCTATCTTCTAATGGATGGGGTTTATTATATCCACAAATTGAAATTATTGATTTATCATCTATATTGTATCTTGTTATGTATCTTTGTATTAGATTTCCAATTGTATGTGATTCTTTATTAATATTTAACTTAATAATACTTTCATTATGTTCGACTATCGAAATTCTAGAATCATTATTATTCAATAATGAAATTATCTCTGTTTTAAAAGAATCTAACTTTTCAATGAGAATCATGATTGATAAATTAAACAGACTACTTTCATCATAATAATGACACGATTTTAATGAAAATCTATATTTATTAGGTTCATTGCTTTTATCTTTATAAAAGTATCTTTCTTTATTAGACAAAGAAAATTTACGAATGAAATTTTCTTTTTCTTCATCATCTTCAAAATTTTGTAATTTTAATTTAAGATCTAGATTTTCTTGAAATAATTTTTCATTTGTAATAAAATTATAGGTAGATTGAGAAACGGATTGATGTCTAGCATGTTCCTTTCCTGTTCCCACTGAAGGAGATGTATATAAATGAATACTCTGATGTGTATCTTCTGTGTTTGTACTTTTCAATTCTGTTAACAAAATGTAACTTTTCCCTATATCTCTGGATTTCATAGTAAAAGGTCTAAATATTTCATCTTTTTCTTTTTGTGATAAAGGTTTAGACATATCATAGTTTTCTAGTTTTATTTCTGAAAGTTGTCCTTTTAAGATTTCAATTTCTTTTTCAGAATATTCATACTCATCATTAATCATTTTATCATATCTTTCTTGAATTCCTTCTATTAGTGGATATACTTCAAAATCATTCAATGTCACAAATCTACAGGGTTTCGAAAAATCATCATGCGCAACCTTTAGAACAAATAGATGATTATACATATAATTCAAAGGGTTTAGATAAATAGGACATAATGATACTCTTTGAGAAAGATATTCATTATGAACAGAAGAATTATTCTCAACAATATTAATATCTGATTTTTCTAGAGTATCATTCATATAAAATGAAACAGTTGGTATATCATTAATTAATATTCTTCTCAAAGCATTAATTATAGACAAATCAAGTCCATAATCATCATTACCAACTATATCAAAACACAAACTTCCTTTTTCATTTGCAATATTTTCGATTTTTACAGAAAAGCTCGTTTCTTCTGACATTATAATGTATATTATATACATTCAAATATTTAAATCAAATTTATAAGTTTATTTTGAGAAAATAGTATATAAATAGTATTTAAAATGAGTCAAAGAACACTGTATATAAGTGGGAGATGCGAACATTCAAAAAAAATTTTATTAGGGATTAAACAACATATGTTTTTAAAAGATATATTCACAATTGTTAATATAGATACAATGGCATTTCCAAATTATATTAAGAGTGTTCCATCTTTAGTAATAAATGATAAATTAATTGTAGGTGAAAATGTTTTCAATTATTTCGGGAGAATAGTTGATGAAAAAATGAAAAAGGAAGCTAGTAAAAATAATGATACTTCTAATACTGATAATAATCAATGTAGGCTAAATGAAGATGGAGAATTAGAGGGTTGGTGTGCAAATAGTCATTTTTTAAATTATTCTCCAATAAGTGAATCAAATGATGACTATACAAAAAGCCATCATAAATATACACCAACTTATGATTTTTTAGAAGGTGGAGGGAGACCGATTGATCAAATCGTAAAAGAGATGGAAGCGAAAGATGAAAAAATCAGCGCCAATAAACAATCATTTGATAATGATATGAAAAGAATGGAAGAAGAAAGGAATCAAATGTCACAGGGTGATGGAAGACTGAGGGGAGGTAGTTTCCCCCCTTCATCGAGTGATATGTATTCACAGAGAGGCGGAATGGATAGAATGGGCGGAATGGGCGGAATGTAAATAATTATATTATTTATCTTTTTTTTCTAGAACGATTTATCAAAAGGTTGATAAATATATTAATAATTTCAGTATAGTAATCTAAAGCCCCATCAATACATTTACTTGTATCATTTGGATATCTTTCAATAATATTATTAGTAGTGAAAATTATAAATGCAGAATAGATAAATATTAAAGCCAAAGTTATGAATATATTTAATTTTTCAGATCTTAGGAAAAAATTTATTAATGCTAGTATTAAAATACATAGTGCAAAAAGTGATACAATTAATACATAGGGGGTTATATCTACATCAAAGGCGATTACAGCCATTCCGATAGCGAACATTGCTAAGAATATAATTAAAGTATCTCGAATACCACCTTTTATCAGATTATTATTGATAAACAATAGCATAAAAGCAATAAGAAAACCCCCCAATACACTATATATCACAAAAAATAATTGTCTGATTTCAAATGGTATTGATTGATTTTTCATTAGCCATATTAAAATTCCAAAAATAATACTGATTAATATTAGTTTTAATAATCCTTCAAATAAGAAATTTTTAAAAGTCAAATATTTAATTAAATCATATTTGATCAAAATATCATTTGTTTTTATATAATATGCGGAACCACCTGTAATCGCAAGTTGTGATATTAGTGTGGCAAAAACGCATATAAGTAGATTTTTTTTTGATCGAACTTTTTGACCAATTGTTGATAACTTTTCCATATATATATATTGCGTTATATATTTTATTTTTATATTTCACTACATATAAATGAACATTGAAAGTAATTCTATCGAACTATTCACTAAATTTATTCGCGATTTAACAAAAACATATCCAGAAATAAAGTCCGCATTGTATAGAGAATTTTCTGATTGTTTTGATGAATCAATTGAGAAAAAGTATGATAATTATCCAAAGATTATAAAATTCCTTGATTCAATTGTATCTTATTCAGATTTAATTGTGAATAAAGATGAAAAATTATTTACAAAGAATATACTTTTAACAGCGGAGGTGTCATTTGACAAATTATGGGAGAAAAATATTTCATCTAAGACAAAGAATATAATTTGGAAATATTTTCAAACATTTCAAATTATTAATATTAACAGAAATTCGAGTGATAAATTATTAGATGCGATTAATTCAATCAATGATGATGAGGTAGATACAAAACAAGATAAGGATGAATCGCCCGATGGAACAAAAGAGAAAAAAAAAGAAGAAAAGAAAAAAATAGATAAAAAGACAGCAAAAGAATTAAATGATTATAAGAAATTAACAGAAAATGTTAATAAAAGTAGTTCAGAATCTGAATTAGATGCTATTTTAGGAGATTTGGGTGATACAAAAATAGGTAATATTGCAAAAGAAGTAGCTGAAAAAATAGATATTGATAGTATGGTCGAGGGCATCGATGAAGATTCAGATCCTATGGAAGTTATGGCACAGCTCATGAATCCGGAAAAGATGTCATCTATATTCAAGAATATTAATGAAGTTATGAGCGAACAAGTAAGTAATGGAAATTTATCAAATGAATCTCTTAAAGAGGAAGCCGAAACAATATTTAGCAATATGTCTTCCAATCCATTGTTTTCAAATGCTATGAATATGATGAATCAAACGATGGGTAAAAAATAATATTCTATAATTATATAAACTATGAATTTGAATACATTAATCTTTATATTAACACAAGATCTAAGAACTCCATTACATACATATTATGAATATCATTTTAATAGGCCCAGAATAAATTCCAAATTATTGAACAGTTTAAAGAAAGCAGATATTAAATCACTTGATGTCAAACTATTTATAGAAAATAAAGATAATTTTAAATATCTTAAAGATTATCAATATGAAATATTGAGAAGATGTCTTGTTATATTAGAGTTAAATATACCAAGAAGTGATTATGATAATTTATTGCATGATTCATTTGAAGATTTTATTCCAAAAATAAAGGAAATAATAGATACTAAAAAAGGAGAAATTAAATTAAATTTTCATGATGTTAAGAAAATACCCAAAAGTATTGATATCAATGAGGGAAATTTATCAGGAATTTTAAAAGAAACACTCGAACAAGTAGACATTAAGGGAATGTATAAACTATATGAAAAAGAAAGAGATAATGGAAATTTATCAAAAGAGCTAGATCTAAAAAGAAAAGAAATTCTGAAAATCGATAAGAAAATTAAGTCTTCAATTTTTAAAGAGAAATGTAAAATGTTACATTCTTAAATTTTAATTATCACTTTTCAAAGGAAAAAAATAAATTTTAAATATTAGTATTATTATAATGAGTTTTGAGGAGAAGAAAAAGGAATATAAAGAAATATATAGTAAAATCGAAGTTGAATCTGGGTTGAGAGAAAAACTTACTGCAAGTTTCAAATCTTGGCTGAGTACATTTAACACCAGTCAATACTCAATTTTGCCAAATATAATTTCATTAAAGACAATAATTGATATCTATTTTATACTTTATGATTTTGAAGCTATCAAATCAACAATATCTTCAGAAATATTCGATATAATACTCGATCAAGATATTTATACAAAAGATAACGAGACACTTTTTGAAATAATAAAATCTATAGATGATTCTGTGTCAATTATGGGAAATATATATTCTAATTCTCCTTTATTAAAACAAATATATGAAAAAAATTGGTATCCATTTGCATTTAATGAAATTCATAAATCGAATAGTTTAGATTTACATAAAGCATTCTTAGAGAATGTTATGAAATATAATGGATCTGTAAACAATACAGATAAATTAGTAAATGGAATTATTAAACCTATATTTCAGGGTGTTATAAACTCTTGGATGGATGAAAAACAAATAATCAAGTATGTTTTAACTAGAGCAGGTGGTGATATTCCAAAATCAAGGAAACAGAAATTGAAACCGAAAATGGGAAATAACAAAACTCCAGATAATTGGTTAAATAAAAACAGATTTGACAATAAATATGATATAAACAGATTTCATATGAATACAAATGTTGTAGTTGAAAATTGTGATACCAAATTGCATGTATTACCAGAATTAGGTAAAATTGAAAAAACTAAAGTGGAAAAATTACAAAGATATAATGAACCGAAAATAAGATTAGATGAGACTATTGAAAAAATCAATGATATTCGTGAATTAATTGCTAAAGGTCCTGACGCTTTCGGCTGCACTGGTTTATCAGATTCAGTAAAGAAATATCTTGAAAATATATTAAGAATACAAGAAAAACTTTCATTGAAAAGTGAAGCTAGTGATAAATATTATAGAATATCTATATATCCTTGGGTTTCTCAGCCGGAGAAACCGAAAAATAGTTCAAAAAAGATATTTCAAAAAGCAAGAGGAGGACATAAAACTGATATTGAAGATTTTATTGAAGCTGACAATATATCTTTATACAAATCTGTTTCCCTAAATTTTAGAAAAAGTATAGAAGATTGTGATAAAGGAGTACTAGATTTTGATAATCATTGTGAAATATTAGCAATGGTTTATTCGAGGAGACTAATGAATTCTTTAATTAGTTTGCATGATTCTTATGATAAGATATCTTTAAATACAATGGGTTTATTTTCTCCATACAATGGAAGTACTTTAAGAGCATGGACAAGCGGTCAAGCTGTCAATCTATCTGATAGAACAAAGACTTTAAAGGCGGAATGGATTGATATCAGTGATAAAGAAAAACAAAATCGATATTTAAAATGGAAATATTTGAGTTCACATTTTAGAAAATTAGTTAGAATATCTCATAAATTAAATAAAGATATTTGTAAAGGTCGTGAATTGGAAATTAATGGTGATAGCAGCAGAAGAACACAAAGGATTAAAACAAAAAAGGGTGGCGGTAGAAGGCCTTCGGCCAGGAAAAATCAATATCATGAAAAAAAAGTGAATTCTGGATATTGGAAAAGAGCTTTCCGTAAAATTGGGTGGGGATTTATCAATATACCCACATTAGGTGTACCTTATTTTACGGGCAATACTATAAATTATAATTCAAGGGATAAAAATGCAGTTAAAAATCCAAAGAAAGAAAGAGAAATTCAGATATCTGATATAGAATACATGATAAATATCCCTGATTTTCAATCCATATTATCACCTAGTTATCCAACAATTAGCCCACTTGTTTGTAGTGAAGGCGAATGGAGATATGGAGTACTTAAGAAGAATCAGACTTTGTTTACAAATTTTATAAAGGGTGAAACTGATTTGAAATCAGTTATCTTAAATGATAATCTATATAAGCATAGTTCTTCAGAAGCTTCTTTGAAAAATAGATATGTGATTTCAGATAATCCTACAATCTTAAAATATCCCCCATGGTTTGATCCAGAATTCACGATGGTGAATGGTTATAAACCATCGAATAAAAATTGGAATTACTCTAATTTGGACAATAATAATTTTTCATTGTGGATTGTCACACAATGGGTCTCTTCTTTTCCTCGGCAAATTGAAAATTATTTTACAACTGATTATAAAAAAAAACTATCAGATGCAAATAGATATAATAATTATATCAAAAATTTAGCAAGATTAATAATGGCAACTTATGGTCTTATGAATGAAAAAAATAATTCCAATTTATTAGATTATTGGTTTGCTCTTAGTGGTAATTTCACAGGTTTAGGTAACTTAATGAAGAATAGAGAAGGTTCTAAAATATGTGGAAGTGGATATAAAGATTAATAAGAATATGTCAGATTATGTATAAAAAATAATATATTATTAATATAATTATGTATAGAACAAATATGCCATTTTGGTTTACTACTATAGATATTCTGTTCGACAGAAGATTTATTTTTGAGATTTTTCCATCAAAAAAATATGATATTAATCGAAAATTAAATGCAGTTATGAGATTGTCTATAGTTTATTCATTGATTTTGTATTTATTAAAGAAAGAAATTTATTATTTATCAATTCCACTAATAACAGGAATTTTAACATATTTAATATGGTATCGATCTATTTATAATTATAAAGAAGAATTAATAAATAACTCATTTGAGAATAAACTAGATGATTTGGTTCAGTTAAATGATATTAATACAGAATGTAGAATACCTAATAAAGATAATCCATTTATGAATCCAGAAATAACTGATTTCAGTTCAAATAAAGAATCGCCTAAATCTTGTCCTAGTTATAATAATGTCGGCGTGCAAAGAAGAATTGAAGAGCTATTTAATGAAGATTTGTATAGAAATGTAACAGATATTTTTGGAAAAGAAAATAGTCAAAGGCAATTTTATACAGTTCCAGGAAATCAAGTTCCCCATGATCAAGATTCATTCGCACAATGGTTATATGGAGTTGAAGATAAGACTTGCAAAGAAGCAGGGGGAATTGCATGTTTAGGACAAACTGGTAATGTTGGTTCTGGGGCTTCCGGAAATCCACATTAACTAATTAAATTTGTATTTACACTTAAATTAATATATTTCTCTACTATATAAATGGCAACTATTGGATATAGTGGATATATTTCCAAAACACATGAACCGGATTTACTTCAATGTAATAATAGTAATACAAGTGACAAAAGTTCATTTACTTTATTTAAAAAATCTGGAATTAGAGATGATTTGTTAACAATTGATTTAGATGTCATGCAATCTCAAGGTCCCGGATATTATCATTTAGATAATCAATATGGTTGTGAATGTGGATTAAAAGAAGCTGTATCTATTCAGACATCTCAACCGGGCATTCATCTCAAAGGTGGTTTTGGATGGACAGGAGAAAAGGGTTGTTTAATAGATAATGATACAATGCTTAGAATGAAAGAAGATAAGTTAACTAATAAAAGAACAATTAATCAATTAACAGAAAGATTATTTAGAACAACACCGGCATATACAAAGGGATATTATGATGTTGATGTGGAATCTGTAATTAGACCGGGTAATTTCACAAATGATCAGAAACCATGTAAAGGTAATTCCGAAATTACTTATGGAAATTATTTCACTCCAATGATACCCAAACTAAAGACTGAAGTTCAGAATGTTCAGCATATTATCCCAGAAGATTCTAAATCTGATTGGGTTAGAGATGGTCTCCCCACTAGACAGATGGTCCGTAATAAAGATTATTTACGAAGATGTCAAGAAAAAACATTTCAGTAAATAGTTTATTTTTTTTTATATAACATCATATAAGATGTCAAGTACATTATCAAATGAATTTAGTTCTCTTCCAGGAGATTATAAATTAAATGAATCTAAATTAAGAAATACTATTAGTTATCCTTGGGCACCAACTACGAGTTTACAGAAAATGGGTGGTTCTGTTTTAGATGAAAATTTCATCGATGTTGAATCAGAAATAAAAAATATCACCAGACCACTTTCAAATGATCCATTTAAGAAATATTTACCCGATGAAAATAAATCTCAACAAATGGTTCATTTTGATGATGGATTTTTCCATGCAGAAAGTACAAGATTAAGAAATAATGCTTTTGAATTAAAGGGAGTTGGTATTAATAGATGGGAACCGCTCTTCTTTGATCCTCAGAAAAATGCACTAGAACCATTTGTTAGGAATGGTTCTAATACTGTTCTTGCGACACTAGATCAACATGTTAAAGAGTGCCAATAATTCTTATAAATTTGATTAGTTGGTTACAGAACTAACTATCTTTTTAATACATCTATACTAAATTATAGATTAACAAAGACTATGGTCTTGAAAAGTAAAGGAGGGAAGAAATATGGTTCTTCTCTTTCTAAGAAAAAGAAGAAATCAGATATTAAATACAATAGAAAGACAAATTACAAGAAGAAAACTGAAGTCAAAAAGACATGCTGTGTTTGTATGGAGGAAGTAATAGATACTAATAATAATACTATAACATGCGGAAAGATTAATCATACTCTTTGTTCTGAATGTAAACTAAAATGTAAAGAATGTCCTATGTGTCGTTCACATTCAGTGAAATCACCACAAGATCAAAAAGTATCTCTTTCAATGAATGGTCGTACCAGTAAGCATAAATCACAATTTCCTAGAAAGAGAATATCTGTAAATGTAACTCATTTTGATGGGAGGGAGTGGGATTTCTTAACGAATAATTGGTCCGGAATTTATCACGAAATTAGGAAAGATTTTAGAAATTATCCAGTCTTTAAAAAAATCGATGAAGATAAATTTATAATTCAATTACCTCCGGCTTATAAGGGAGATAATTCTTGTACTTGGGCTTTCCAGAAATCACAAACTCGTAATTATGATGCACATTGGGTATTTAAGGATGGTAAACTTATAGGTAATCATGATTGGTATAGATGGAGGATCAATTATGAAAATATTTCACCAGATTCTAAAGATTATTATTCGAAACTCCCTGTTAAAATAAAAATTTCAAGAATACAGTAGAAAATTTGATTTAAATATTTAATTTCTATTATAGAATAAATGGATTCCGAAAATCAAGATACTGTTGATTATGATCCAGAAGATGATTATGAAAATACTGAAATAATTGTTGATTCGCATGCAAATAATGAAGATATAAACTTAATTTATAAACTAATAAAACAAAATAAAAAAAATTATGTTACTCAGCCCTCACTTACAAAATATGAAAAAACAAGAATCTTATCAGAGAGATGTTCACAAATAGAATCGGGTTCTAAAGTATTCTTAACAGATACCAAACTAACAAATGCCTACGATATCGCCGCAACAGAATTTAATGAAAAAAAAATTCCATTCATTTTAAAAAGACCAATTGGCAACGGATATGAATATTGGAAGATTAAAGATTTATATTAATATAAAAAAAATATATTACTAGTTATAATATGTCTTTAAAGAATATATCGTTAGATGATATGGTTTCAATTTTTTGTTATGTGTTAATAGGTATTTTACTATGCTGTTTACTGTCATTTAATGTCAATAATTTCGAAGGATTTTCAGAATTAAATGAATCAAAAGAAAAATTAGTTGATGATCCTTCGGCAAATAATTCTTCTGGAGAAGAAAAAATTGGTCAAGTATTAAAGGAACCAATGAATAAACCTCCTTCAAGCTTAAAACAGGATCTTTCCACTATGAAAACTGCGAAAGTGTATAACAGTGCAAATATTTCGCAGAAACCAGGATTATCTGAACAAGATTCTTCGATTCCTAGAGGTTTCGACGAAATTTGGAATCCTGGATATAAACCAATTGACACACAATTTAAAAATCAAATGGATAACTCTGCTTTAAGTGAAGTATTTGGAAAGGATAGACCTATGAAACCTTCAAACATTCAGAAAGATAGTGGCGCATTAGCTAATAAAATGGGACCTGCTCCTCAAATGAATAATTCACCAGGACCTTCTGTGGGCTCTGGAATGGGCTCTGGAATGGGCTCTGGAATGGGCTCTGGAATGGGTTCTGGAATGGGCTCTGGAATGGGCTCTGGAATGGGCTCTGGAATGGGCTCTGGAATGGGCTCTGGAATGGGCTCTGGAATGGGCTCTGGAATGGGCTCTGGAATGCAACAAGATACTTTGTCAAATAAATCTTCTGGTGATATAGAATTTTTTATTCATTATGCTCCTTGGTGTGGATATTCTAAGAAAGCATTACCCGATTTTGAGAAATTTAAGAATGAGTGTCACGGGACAGTAAATTCTAACGGAACAAAGTGCAAAGTAACTATACTCAATTCTGATTTAGATGGTGGTAAAGCTGCTAAAGAACATGGTGTAAAAGGTTTCCCTACTGTTTTAGTAAAACATGGTGATGGAGAACTTAAACAATTTCCTTCAAGGGATTTCAATAGCTTAAAAAAGGCAGCAGATAATGCTTAATATTACCACGATTTTTGAACATTGTAAGTTCTATTAGATTCGGCATGATTATCAAACGAATCTCTATTATTTTCACATTGTCTATCAACTTCCCAGTGATCAGGACTACATAATTTAAAATCCTCATGTGGTTCTGCTTTATACCAGAATACTTGCTCTGTTAATTTATTACTTTTTGCATTATTATTGATAACCAAACATTCATAGTTCTCAGTACATTGATCCATTACTTGACAAAACATTTCAAAATTAGGAAACATACCCGCATAATGTTCATATAATCTTTTACGATTTGAAACATAGTTTTCTCTAAGAATAAATACATAATCTATATTTGTTCTTAAATTAGGAGGAATACCTAAAGCATATTGCATTGTAATAAGAAATAAAATCTTGTAGTGTCTACCATTCATAAATAAACTTCTTACATTTTTATCTTTTGTCCATGAATTATCATATAAACAATCATCAAAAACTAGAAATGCTCTAGGATCGGTTGTTCCATTTTCTTTTACTTTTTCAATCATCATTTTTTGTCTTTTCAGCAATCTATCAACTATTCCAGGTTCATATTCTTCATAGATATACATATTTGGAACCATAGAAGAATAGAATTCATTTGCAGCCTCTGTCCCAGAAATAACTTGACCAGCTGGAATTCCAGTATGATGTGATAATATATCTTTACATAAAAAAGATTTCCCTGTATCTCTCTTACCTATAAGGACTACAACTTTATCATCTCTTATTTCATCTATATTGAATCTTTTCAACTGTATTTCCATTATTATATCTAGTGCTTATAAAAAAAAATTCAATTCACAACCTTAAGTTATATTTCTAGTTTTTTTGTAAATTCTCAGGTAAATATGAAAGATATAATTCAATATTATAAATGGTCAAAAAAAGAAACATCACTTCTTTTTAATTCAATCGGTGAATATTTAGGAATAAGTAATTTACAATTCTACATGCCCTTCTTCTCTCTTTATTTTCATGTACATAACACCAAAAATTCTACTAAAAGGATCGATCTAGATAGAGAAAATTATATTCGAAAAATCACGGAAATCACTAAACAGAGATATTATAATTCTAATCTTTTACTAAAAGCTGATATATATAATTCCAAAAAAACAACAGTTGATAATCTAGATACATTTTGCAAAACCATTCCACTAGTCGATCCCACTCATTGTTTTAGAAATAATTATAATTTATATGTCAAAAATAATCCTTATTTACCTTCACCGTATAATTATAATACATTCTCCAAAATCAATAATATGGATAATACAGCATATATAGATGTATTATGTTCATATTTATTCAGTAAATTAACAGAAAAGAATATAAATCCAGCTTTTGCATTATTTTATGGCTCGGCAAATGGTTTAGGTGATTATAATTATGATTTATCTGATGAATATTATGATATAAAAGAAGATGAATATTTTAAACGAATAAGAGGGAAAAACATCATTGTAAATACATATACATCAGATACAGAAGAATCAGAAGAATCAGAAGAAGAAACATATTCTCTTTCTAATTCAGAAATTGGCTCACTTTCTAATTCAGAAATTGGCTCTCTTTCTAATTCAGAAATTGGCTCTCTTTCTAATTCAGAAAGTGGCTCTCTTTCTAATTCAGAAGTTAATTCCCCTTCAAAATCACTTGATAGAGATTCAGAAAGAGATACTTATGATAATGAAAAATACAAAAAAATTAATGCAAGGAATACAGATGAACATATAGCGATTCTCAAAGATATACCGGTACAACTTATGTTTATCGAAAAACTGGAAGGAACTCTTGAAGATTTATTAGACGATATAAGTGATGAACTTTTATTAAGTTGTTTATTTCAGATTTCATTTTCGCTCGTTTATTTACAGAAACATTTTAAATTTACACACAATGATTTACATATTAATAATGTAATGTATCAAAAAACAGAAGTAGAAAATTATTATTACAAGTATAATAATATTTATTTCAAAGTTCCCACTTATGGATATTCATTTAAAATTATAGATTTTGGAAGATCTATATTTTCTTATAACAATAAGATATTTATGAATGATGTATTTTCAAAATATGGAGAAGCAAGTGGGCAATATACTTATCCAAATAGTGTTTCATTTATGAAAAATAATAATTCCGAATTGATAAATCCTAATTATAGTTTTGATATGTGTCGTTTAGCAATGACAATCTTAGAAGATATTCATGGAGATGTCCATGATGCGATTGTTGATTTGTTAATACATTTATGTACAGATAAGAATGGAGATAATTACTGTGAAATGGATTCTGATTTTAATTTATATATTAAAATCTCAAAAAATTCTCGAAATGCTGTTCCGAAAGATATTATTCAGGGTAATCTCTTTAAAATTTTCAGAGTGAAAAAAAATAACTTTCCCAAAAAAACATATTATACAATTTAAAATGGGGGTTTTGAACTAATTGCGCTTGCTATATATGTACTACTAGTATTATGTTTGATATTTTCACTAAATATCATGAAGATTGTTAGGGTTGAGATTAATATAATAATACAAAATAACTTAGGATATTCATCTTTTTTATAATCTTCGTGACTACTATCTATTAAACCATAAGTTATTAAAACTAAAATAGATATAAATGTCGAAACTAATAAACTTTGACCGAACATTTATTTATAAGTATTAAATTTATTTTTCTACTTCACCCGCATCTTCAAAAAGAGTATAATTATTAGATTTTTCTATATCTACTCCTCTTTTTACGGCTATTTCTTTCATATCATTGAAAAAATTAGCTAAAGAAGATGTTTCATCTATATCATCATCTTTATCAATTTTAACTAATTCTTTTCTAGGAGATTTGGGTTCATTTAATTTTTGTTCTGATAATTTTTCATCTTCTTTAATAGAGTGTAAACTACTTATATTATCTTCTTTCTTAACAATTAATGATTTTAATTCATCTATTTTAGACAATGGTTCCGGTTTAGACAGCGGTTCCGGTTTAGACAGCGGTTCCGGTTTAGACAGCGGTTCCGGTTTAGACAGCGGTTCCGGTTTAGACCTCACATTTTCTTCACTGGATGATAATCCAAATATATTATTTAAAGAGAATAAAGAAGATGATTCATTATCTTTTGATTTATTATCAGATTTAACTGGCAAGTTTTCTATTGGATTCGTAACACTTGGATTAAATATTTCATCATTCTTAATAACATTTACTTCTTCTTGATCCTCCATTGTGGTTATTAATGTTTTTATCATATCATCCTTATTTTGTGAATCTTGCGTTAATTCCACATTATCATATTTTTCTTCTTCAACCGGAATAGTAATATCATTTACTTGTATATTGTCACATTCTGTTTTTATCTTATCTTCACTCGGATCATCATCAGTAGAGAATACGGGTATATCTTCACTCTTATTTTCTATTACTGGTTCTAAATCATTTTCACTCTTTATAATATTTATTCCTTCATCATTATTATTTTCATCATTATTATTTTCATCATTATTATTTTCATCATTATTATTTTCATCATTATTATTTTCATCATTATTATTTTCATCATTATTGTTTTCATTCATAGTTATTGAATTATTGATCGAATGTACTTGTTGATTTGTTTTTAAATTACTCAATTCTTCTTTAAGAATTTGAATAATTTCATCTCGTGAATTACTCTCATTCTTAGTAGAATTGTCAAGATGTTCTTTTAATATTTCTTTAACGGGTAATAATTCGCGAACAGTAATTTCAATACAATTTTTGATAATGTTTTCAATTTCTTTTTGATTTTTTTGATATTCGCTGCCCAAAATATTTTCTTCGAATAAATATGGATTTTTCCACATTTCTCTAGCCGAATTTATATATGCTTTGTGAATAAATGTAGTTTTTTTGGGAATGACAACATTAATTCTGTTAAAAGTTCTATTTGGACCAATTGATGTTAATATTTTTGTATGACTTATAAAAACAGCTGTAATTAAATCATCAATCCAATCACACCTTGAATTTTCTACAATTCTCAAACATTCATTTTCAATTATTTCATTATTCCATATAGGAACTTTTTCGAGCAAACTTCTAAAAATAGCATTCAATGGAATATTTTTTGTAGAAGATAATATTTTAGATTCATCATAAATAGATTTTATACCATCAAACATATGAGAAAATAAAATATCTATTAACTGTTTTGTATATTCTATTTTCGCTTGCGTAAAAATAGGAGAATTTACATTATCCATAATTTATGATTCTTTTTATTTTATTAATAGTAATTACACGCAAAAATATATTCATATATTAAAAACTAATATAGTATTATAGAATGATTAATAAATATGTAAAGAATACAGTATACTTCTCTTTATTTATACAATTTTTGACAACATTTATATCACTGGATGGTTTTAATTATCAAATAATGGAAAAAGATAAAATTATGAAAAATATACTATTATTAGAATCTATAGCTCAATGTATTGAAAGTATATTCTATATATGGGTAGTTGTTTCATTAAGGAATTTATCAATTATGACATCTAGAAGATATATTGATTGGTATTTAACAACGCCAACAATGCTTTTTAACACAATTATGTTCATGGAATATTTGAAAAATAAAGAAGAAAATAAACCACAATTTACAATCATGGAATTTATAATCGAAAATAAAAATACAATTATCTATTTATTTATTTTAAATGCATTAATGCTAACATCTGGATTATTAGGAGAACTTAAAATTATAAATGTAATACCATCAGTTATCATAGGGTTTATATTTTTCGTTCTATTGTTTTGTCATATATATAAGAATTATGCTATCCATACAGAATTATCTATGAAATTATACATATTTATGACTACTATATGGTCTTTATATGGTATGGCGGCTTTAATGAATCCTATAGTGAAAAATTCTATGTATAATATACTAGACTTATTTTCAAAGAATTTCTTTGGATTTTTCTTGTATTACTACATAACAACAATTGGTATACGATATTAAGGATAAATTTTTGTGATATTTTTTGATTTAATATTTAGAATATTTTTTGATATCAACATAATATTCTGATAATTTTGTGTTTTTGTTGTCCATAGATAAATATCTGCTACGGGTTTTTCAATTTCAAACATGAAATCCAACAAATATGATATATACATTTTATCTAATAGTATTATAGATCTTTGGAGATATTGTATTGATTCTTTTTTTAATTCTTTAATAAATTTAGTCATTTGAATACTATATTTCAGTAAATTATTTGAATATTTAATATTTCTTGTATCAAATATGAATATGAATTCATTTTTAAGCAAATAAAGATCTTTCCATAGTTGAAGGAATTTAGAAAATTCATTATCTGTAATCAGAGTATTAAATTTTATGAATATATATTTATTTGAATTTTGAATTAACATTAATCTTTATCTTCTAATAAGATATATAATAAATAATAGAACTATGACACCCCCACCAATAATTAAACCATATGACCATCCTGGTAATCCATCATTATCAACAGGATGATAATTTTCCCCTTTAATAAATTTCAAATTTGTTAGGTTATCATCAATTCCAGGTTTTATTGCTGGGTTTTCTAAATCGATCCTTTTCTTATCTTCTGGGCAACTAGTGGGAGTTGTATAATAAGATAATGAATGAATTCCCAAATTATCAGTACCCATAAATGAAACTATATTTGAAATTAAAGCGAGTACAAACCCTGCTGCAATTAAGCCACAACATATCTTTAAAATATTATTTTTGCTTTCTATTTGACGCGATCTGACTAATTTTTCGGACCATATTTCTGATAATGTGCGATGTGTGAAAATATTAGTAATGATTATTATAATAATAGGAGCAATTATAAAATATCTTAAAGTTCGCATATTCCAAATAATACCTTGCCACAAATTTGAATTAGGATTTTTAGTATCTAGTATGCTTCTAGTTATAATTATAAACATAATCAAAATAAATGCACTAATCCATGCTACCTTTTGCCATCCATTTACATCATTTCTTATAGTAGTATAATTCTTTCTAATATTATTCTTAAAATTTATTATATTCAGCTGAGTATTGAATTGAGTAAATATTGCACATATTAATAATAATAAAAAGAAAATAGTTGTCAATGGGTCATAAAATAATTTTATGTTTGATTTTTCTTCACTATCTGATAAAAACTTGGTAATCGATGTTCCAGCTATAATACCAAAATACAGTAGTAACATTCCTATTTTCTTTTTATCCCCGCTTTTTGATATTACCAAGATCGAAAAGATTATCATAAGAATTGATAAAGAGAGTGCGAAGTAGTAGAATCCTTTATTATATCTCCAATATGATGGAAAAATAAATGGCCATAAATTTGGTACTAATACAGATTTTAAGAATTTAAAGTCGAATTCAATCGATGATAACCATATAAGATGAAGTGAGAATATAATTGTTATAATCACTAATAATCCATCAAAATCTTTCCTCCCCGCAGAAACAGAGGGATTTTTAAATCGTAAATGAATTACAATAAGATATAATATCAATACAACTAAAAAATCTACCGTAACTGATCTAAAAAACTTTGAAAATTCGACTGTAAAATCACACATTTTGTATGCATTATCATCCGAACCTCCAGCATCAACATGTGTTAAAAATGCGTATCTATATATTCTATTTATTTTATCTTTTTCATCATCACTATAGTTCTCTTTTAGGAACTTTAAAATTTTTTTCCTTTTGGCAATTGTGCCTCCTTCAAAATATTTTTGATTATCATCTTCATCTAACCATTTAAGTGCATTATCTATGGAAGATTTATCTTCTAAGATTAAATCACTTTCTTCGTCAACATATGAAACTATTTTTAAATTAACATGAGGTTTACTCTCAATCTCGGTATTTACTTCATGTGTTGCACAGCATACCTCACCAGGAACTTTAAACACTTGATTTTTTCGATACCATTTATGTTCATTCATTTCAATGTAAGTTGAAGAATCATTTTTTAGAGAACAGCTGAATGGAGTTTGTTGTGAAGCCTGTCGAGTACCTTTAACCCAACCACTTTCATTACAATTATATTGTATCTGATTATTAGAATCACTGAAAGATTCAAAGCAGTTTATATTTACAGAAGTCTGTTCAGCATTTATTTCTGCTACCATAGAATCAAAATTATCTGGGAAAAATAAAACAGGGTTAGGATCATTCTCATCTTCTAGGCCGTATCCTGAATCCGTTACTATTTTATCAAGTAAATTCAAAACTGAACATACACCTCCATTATCTGGAGGATCTCTCGAATCCTCTTCCTGCTGCTGCTGTTGCACCAGAACAGGCTCCGTATCTGTCTCGGAGATAACCCGATCATCTTCAATATATATTTTGATATAAAACCACCACTCTCTAGGAATACCTAAATCTATATTGATATTTAGAATGTTTTCTTCTTTGAAGAATTCATCAATGATATCTCTGCAGGTTTTACCCTCAAGCTTTTCAGGATAAAGTTCTTCTATGATTCTACAAAATTTATCAATGGGGCAAATTCCATCGTCTCTAATACTACATTGTTGATCTATTAAAGTTTCAAATTCAGTTTTATCATCTTGTTCGGCCTCTGTAACTGAACAATTTCCATTGATAGGATCATAAAAACAGCCTTCATGATTTTCACAAGCATATTTATTACCCACATAATTCTGACACAATTGATTTGTTGCTCGTTCAAACATAAATGGGCTAATAGATAATTCTTTGTTACAATATTTTTCGCCATTTACAAGTTCATTCCATATATCCGCAGCATTATGATTCGCCGTTCGATTTATATCATAATTTTTCATTTGATGAAGAAAATATGGAGAACTCCATTTTATTTTAGTTTCACTGTTACCATCTGAAGGACAATAACATACATCGTGGGTAAAGCCGCCTCCCGCACCATATGTCCAACCTCCAGGACTATCACATTCTTCATTAAATTCACAATCAGCAGCATTGTCACTTGGTACACTGTTGAATGAATCCTCGAGTCCTTCTCTAGGTTTACATCTATCATTATATCCATTTTTTTGCCATTCTATACATTTACCAGTAGGTTCATCATAAGATGTTGTTCCAGTATCAACCGCCCATCCACAGTTTCTATTATTATTACAATTTACTTGATCTCTTATTCTTCCACAAGAATATTCTTTTACACACATTCCGGCGTCGCAAATTAAACCTTCAGCGCAAGGATCATCGGTAGCTTTAGATGCGTAAGCTGGCTCATTCAGAGAACCTGTTCCTTCTGTTTCTCCTGTTTCGTCGACAGTTGCCGCCTCTGTATCTACTGTATTAACCGATTCTTCTGATGGTGCTGGGACTGATTCTGCTGGTTCTTCCGTAGAAAAAGAACACATTTCACCTTCTTGTAATCCAGTTGATTGTTTTGTTCCATCTCCTACTCCAATCTTATTTTTCAGATCTTCTAATTCTTGATAAAGAAATCGATAATCTAGTGGTGAAGATTCGTCCATTTGTTGTGGGCTACCTGGAATTACTGTTGAATATTCAGGTTCATCTATAGATTTAGTAGGAGAGGGCTCCCTTCTAATTAATTTTACAGAATCTGAACAACTATCACATGAAAATTTACAAGCATCATAGGCAGATACACCATTTTCATCTTTATCTGTCAAACATAAATCTTGATTGTTTGCATAAAAATCGCATTTATTATCATCTTTACTCCAACTGAGATCATCTTTACAGGGCGCGGGATTGTTATCTACAGAGTTATCTTTAGGTAACAATAATTCATATTCATATTGAGGAATAACTAATTGAGTATCCATGGAATTCTCCATCCCTTTATAAGTTATAATTTAAAAAAATAATTTAATTTAATTCTGATTTCAAGCAAATGAAGCCAAAGATTGTGTATAAGGATTTTCTCTAAATGGATCTAATAAAGATGGATCCAATCTATCAGAAAGTTTGACATTATCTAATGTATCCTTTTCTTGAGTATATTCACAAGTATCATCTGTTGGAATTTCTTGGAAAATATTATCAGCATTTCCAATTCTAGGATTGAAATAATCCGATTCAATTTTTTGAATATCCATATTAATCCAATCAACACCATTTGCCAATTTCGTTTTTTCGGTGACAGGGCTTCTTCCTCTAGAAATAAGTTCTTTGTTCGGATTAAGATCGGCTCTGTAATATTGATCATTTGCCATAGAACCGGGTAAATATGAACCAGCATTTCCAGAATATTCATAATTAGTGGTTTGTTTGACTGTGGGTCTAATAGTATCTTGTAATCTTTCAGTCGGAACAAGAGTACCGGAGGAACCAACAAATCCATTCCTAGAATCATCAAGTGTGGTTTGTTTTATTGTAGGTTTCACTGAATCATATAATCTTTCGGTTTCCCCTACAAATTCAGTTTTAATATTACCTTCATATGTTCTTTCAGATGTAATCTGTCTTTCATTTGGATACATAAAGAAACTATTTTTATTATGGTCATCATCTGTCGCTTTATTTTCTATATTCATATTACGATTTGTTTCGATATGTAACTGTTGATTTGTCGATTTCTTAAACATTGGTCTTTCTTGACTTGGATTAAAATTAACAGCTCCGGCTGGTCCTAATTTCCCTTCATTATTATAAGATCTATTCGTATCTTTTAAAACTTGTTCTGGATAAATAGATGGAGCATCAATCGCACCTGTTGTTATGAGCCATTTATCGGCTGTATTTTCATAATCAGCATCTGGTAAATGCTTAAAGACTTCACCAATTTCGCCCCTATTATCTATACCTTTTCCCGATAAAACTTTACCACCAAATGTTTTTTGTTGATTATTAAGAACTCTTCTATTATCTGTTGAATTTCTTTGAGCATGTATCATTCCTATATCTCTATTAATTTCACTTTTATCATCGATAGGTGGAACATATTCTTGTTCAAATGGAAGTTCATTTTGTTTCAGATTACTAGAAGCATATCTAGATTTATCAGCATTGGCACCGCTAAATGTAACACCGAAAACATTTCCGTAGTCTTTTTCCAATTCGAAAAATTGACCGAGTTCTTTTTTTTGTTCTCTAAAGGCATGTTCGCCACCCATTGTCCTTCTAAATTGTCTATTATCATCTAAATTAACACCTGGAGCAGTACTACCAAAAAAAGGTTCAACTGCTATTTTCTTTTCATTTTCTAAAAAATCTCCTGGGATAGGCATACCAGTTAGTAAGGATATCTGATTTGTTCTAGAATTATTATCATCTCTTAATGTATTTCTACCTTGCATATTTAATCTATCTATCATTTTAGAGTCACCTTTCATTGATAAATCTACATTTTCTTTAACTTTTTGACTTTCAATAACTTTTGAATCTAAATAATTCGTTTGATTATAGATTGAATTACCACTTTGTTCATGAACTGGTGGTTTTAAACTAGGTTCGATATATACATCTTCCTTTTCTTTGCTGTTTGCTAAAGTATATCCAATTCCCAATAATGATACTAAAAGAATTGATTCCATAATATAATGAACTATATATAATTTATTATTTAAAAACATAAGAAATATATTTATCATAAAATGAATAGTTCAAAATATAGAGGAGATATTATTTCTAAAATCTTTCACAGAGAAACATTAAATATTCCATGTAAATCTCATACTCAACCTGTAATTATTAACACAGAATATGATTTCAATAATCAACTGAAATATATTAAGATACTAAAGAAAAAAAATATATATGACGACAATAAAAATTATAAACATACAGTTGTAGAGCATCATTTACATGAATTGCCCATTCAAAACAAAGATATTCAGAATATCGAGTTTATAAATAGAAATGATCTGATAAAAGAAAATATAGACAAGGTCGATATTTTATCTTTCAAAACTAAGGATGAAATATTAAAATTAGCATGTAAGTATGGTTTTTCAAATACAGAAAAGAAAAAGTATGCTATTGAAATAATGAATCGAATACATTCAAATAATATCAAAAACTATTATTCAGATATGAAAAAGTGGAACGGTTCAAAAAATACAAAACCAAAATATCCTAAAAGATATAAAATTTTTAATTCTGAATATTATTAATGAATAAATAAACCCCCTGTAAATTTGATTAGTATTTAAGGCAATAGATATTATTATTTAATAAGTAACAATGCTTTTGCAGCTAGAACAAATTAATGATTTTATAAAATCAAAACATGATATGATATATGATATGATTCAATTAGAGAAAGATACAGATGATATTTACGATACAATTATGAAAGAATCTTTGAAAATTATAAAAGAAGAATCTATTTCCGATGATTTATATAATTCTAGAGTTGTATATATTAAAGAATACATCAAGAAAATATTTGATGAAATCATAAATGATTACAAATTAAGAATAGAGAATAAGAAGGATATTATACAAAAATTGGAAAAACTAAAGAAATTAGATTTACCTGAACAACGAACAAAAGAGTGGTATGAATTGAGATCCCGAGTAATTACTGCTAGTTCTCTGGCAGATTGTATAGGTGAGGGTCATTTCTCAACTAAAGAAGATATGTTATTAGATAAATGTGGCGCTTTAGAGAAAAAGGATATTCCATTCGATATTTTAGAGTGGGGAGTTAGATATGAACCTGTTGCGACTAAATTTTATGAAAATCTAAACAATGTGAAAATTTTAGAGATGGGTCTAGTTCCTCATCCCACATTTAAAATTTTCGGAGCATCACCTGATGGTATTTGCGATGAAAACTCTCCTGAAGAATATATAGGAAGAATGTTAGAGATAAAATGTCCACCTAAAAGAGAATTTACAAAAGAAGTTCCAAAACACTACTGGATGCAAATGCAGGGTCAACTAGAAGCATGTAATTTAGAAGAATGTGATTTCTTACAAGTGAAATTCTGTGAATATATTACAGAAACAAGTTTTATTGAAGATACTTATGAAAAAGATGGTATCATAAATCATACATTATCAAAAAATGGTTATCCAAAAGGATTAGTTATAGCATTCATTCAAAATAACGAAGAATTAAATCCAACAATTCATTATGAATATTCTGAATTTGGAAAAACTTTGAATGAATTAAAAGAATGGTATAATAAAACAAAATCATCTTATTCTCAAAAATATGATATATGCAAAAAACATTGGTGGCGCATCGAAAGATATGAGTGTACTCTAGTTGCTCGAGATCGAAAATGGTGGTTATCGGTACAACCAAAACTATTAGATTTTTGGGAAGATGTTGAAATTCATCGTAAAAAGGGAGTTCAAGAAATTCTAAATAAAAGAGAAGAAAAAAAATTAAAAAGAATAAAGATAAAAAAGAAAGAAGATGTTATTTCTATTTCTGAAGAAATAACAAAAAAAGTAAATACAAATTATTTATTGGATACAGATAGTGATTCTGATTAAACAGACATTCTTGATAACATAAGTATATCATTTCGAGAAGCGACAAAAAACAGAATACAAATCAGAACATTAATAATTATAGATATTTTCCTCAATTCAACAGATTTTGCTGTGTGTGGAGAATTTCCTGTAGATAGTAGAGATGAAACATATAAAAATCTATTTAATAATTTATGTTTTTTATCATCTTCTTCATCCATATTGTGAAAATGTGTATGATCATAGCTCATCAAACATAATGATAAGATTATCGCTGTAAATAATACAATTGATATTAATTCCCAGAAAAATTCCATTTAATACTATATTATATATATTAATATTTAGTTGTTATTTTGGTGATATATTCATTTACATTTTTCTCTTTTTCATTGATTATATTATCTATCGTATCAATGTAAACAATATTCCCTTTAGATAGATTTATTAAGTTACATATAGTATCGATCTCTTTTTTTTCCCATATAGTTTTTAATTTATCAACTATAGGATTCGTGTTTTTAATTTCTTTGTTACTATCATCTTGTAAAATAGTAATATAATGTTGTATTGTATGTTGAATGGTTGAATTTGGACTATATGTCTGTATTAATTTATTCAATCCCAAAATTGTTTCACTATAAAGTAATTCATATTCATTTTTATCGTACCATTGTGTAAATTTATAAATGGGTTCATAAAGATTATGAAGATCTTCTCTAGAATCTCCCATTACTGTTCTAGATATCCCTTGTAAAAAAGTGGGAGAATTATATGTAATTGAATTGTTAGAAACAGATAATTTTGTTCCAATATCTTTATAATTCAGGAGGATTAATCGAAAAATTACACACATTGGTTCGAGTATAAAATCTTTAGTTGAATGATTCATATAAGTTTCCGCTATTTTGAAATTTGTATAAAGAGTCAATGGATTATACATTATATTATTTCTATTTTTAAAATCTATTTAAAATCTATTATATGAAATATATATATATAATATGTTTAACTTACTTTTATCTTTAACAAATCTATATTCTCAAATAAGCCACGATTGTGTGACAGATGGTGGTTATTCTTGGTGCGATTCGAGTTCAGAATGTATAAGAGTATGGGAAACTCCATGTAAAGATCATTATACAGATTGCAACGATTGTTTGACAAAACAGAGAGAAGGGCTAAATCTAGCTTGTCCGTCTAATTGTGATTTAACTATTCCCTCACCGATTTCGGTAGAACCTCCCATGGTGATAGATCCTATACCACTTCCAGTGACGGAACCACCTATGACACCACCGATTGCTATAGATCCTATGCCACCGATTGCTATAGATCCCGTGTCACCGATTATGGATTGTCCTGAAGTTATGTGTATGATGTATTGTGAGAATGGTCATCAAATAGATGAAAATGGTTGTCAGATTTGTGACTGCAATGAATCAAATGATGATTGTCCAATTATTCAGCCTTCTTGTGAAGGATATTCATATATTTGTCCAAAAATCACAGAAATAACTCATTGTGGAGAAGGTGGGATAAATAATCATGTTACTTATCAATTATCTTTAGTTCTTAAACCGAATCCTGCTATATATAATATTTATGCTATTTATGGAGATGATAATGGTAATACTATTACGATACCTCCCTCTTATCAGAGTACAAATGGATTAAATAATAATTTAGGTGGATATAGTGATTATCTCATGGATATGATTCCAGATACTCGTTATGATTCTTGGTTAACAATTGGCTTAACAAATGGAGATCCAGATAATCAAGTTTCATCTGTTGGGATTGATTTTAAGAGTTGGACAGAAACTAGCGGACTTTCAATTGACAATGGAGCTGTGTTTTTAATGAATCCAGAAAATTACAATACAATCACACAGGGTTCAGAAATAGTTATTGCTCAATTAACACTTCCGAAAGATACTAGAGCGAATGCTATTTTTAATATTCAAGGGAAAAAAACAAATACAGAGGGTATTTCTGGAAGATATTGGACAGAAAATAATATTAATTTCCCATTAATTCCACCTGTAAGAGTAGAAAATAGTATTCCAAATAATTGTATTTCTTGGTATGATGGATGTAATACCTGCCAAGTAAGAAATTCCCAATTAGGAGGTTGTACTCGAATGATGTGTTTTACCGAAGATACGCCTAGATGTTTAAGTTATTTAACTGTGGGACATTGAATAAATTTGATTTAAATATATATCTTCTAATATAGAATATTAACTATGATTATTCCAGTTCGTTGTTATACATGCGGAGAAGTTCTCGCTGATAAATGGATTCCATATGTAACTTGCATTCAGAATGATAAAAATTTATCAACAGAAAAGATAGAAAATGAAAATCTAGAATTAACTTATCTGGACCTTAAACAAAAAACGCCGCAAAAATCAATCGAAGGTAAGATTTTAGATGAATTGGGACTACATAAATATTGTTGTCGAAGAATGATGTTAAGTAATGTTCATATTATATCATATCTTGCATAATTATCAATGAATATAATATCTATATAATAAATATTAATGGGTGATGTGGTAGAACTAGAATCTAAAATTCAGGAATTAGAAGAAAAACAAGACGAATATCACAATGAATTAGTTAAAGAAATAGCAACAATGAAAAGATTTATGGCTCCCGGGGATATGAATAGAGAAACTAATAATACTCGTAATATGAATGATAATAGACCCCAAACCAATACAGAATTAGCAAATGATTTATCGATTAATAATCAACATTTTAGAGATTTATCAAATCACGAACTTCACCGAGTGAAAAGTAGTTACTCAAAAAAGTATGAAACAAATAATAAAACAATCTTTGATGAATCTATTAATAATGTTATTGATAAAACTATAAATTTTTTATCATATTCTTATGATACATATGAAAAAAGTTATTTAGATGCTGATGAATTAATTGAATATGAAGATATAGGAAATAGAACATATTCAGAAATGATCAAAACACATTTACTTGCTATTTCATTATTTTTAAGAGAAAAAGATGTTACAATTTACTTGGGTATTATACTCGTATTTATTTCTTTTACTATTACTCTATTTGTGAATATATTTGTATAGATATATTCTATTTCTTTTTATATCGATTATTAATAGATGATTAATAAAATTAATAATGAACTCAAAATAATATTGTGTTTATTGGTATTTTCTATTTTTTATATAATATTCACAAAAGATGTAGTAATATTTTATCTGATATTTTTAATACTCACTATCTATTTTTTGGTGAAACAAATAGATGAAGAAGGAGAAATAACAAATATTTTTAAAAAATCCAAAAAAAGAATAATTGATAATAAATTTGGTGATACTATCAATAAAATAAAAAAATATAAGAAATTTAATAAAGAATCATTTAAAAATGGTATGTACTATTCATATAAATTTATAGAAATTATAGAAAAAATCCATACAGATAATGAAGATTCCAAACTGCTTTATGAAAATTCAGAAAGCTATCTTCAAAAAGCATTAAATAGTTTTAATGAAATAGGATTCTCTATTCCAGATACAGAAATATCTCAAAAATTTGGAAATTTATGTATGAAATTGGAAAAAGAAGGATTTTATCTATTAAATAAAATTTCTCGTATAATAAATGATGATTTCGAGAAATCACCCAAAAATCATAAATGTCGTATTGAAATCCATCACATGAATGTGAATCCATCGAATCACTATATTCCTAATATGTTATTTTAGTTTCCCGTATCATCTTCAACCTCTCCATCTTCAACCTCTCCATCTTCAACCTCTTCCTCAGACCGTCTCTTATTCTTGGGGAAATACTTGAATCTCAAGTCGGGGTGTTGACAAAGAAGCAAGCCTCCACCTACTCCCGTAACATCTACACACTTGGATTTCCCATCCTCTGTTTTTTCAAGCTTAAAATTAACATATTCGCCGGGAATAAGACACTTGAACTCAGAATCACTAACATTTAATCCTGTAATGTGAACAAATAGATCATCTTGGCTATCTTCTGAATAATCTGGCCCAGAAATATTTTGAATAAATCCATAACCTCTGCGATTCAGCCACTTTGATACTCTCCCCATATTAATTTCGTTCATATTTATATTATACTATCTATTATTTAATAAATCTTTAGATACTTTATGAAATTTGTATTTGCATTTTTATTTGTAATCTATTGCGTATTATGTTCAAAGCATTTATATGAAATTCATAAAACAAGTTTAAACACTAAAATTCATCATTCATACAATTCAAATAAATCAGAATTATCTGAATTAATGAAATTTAGAGAACCAATTATAATACATACTTTCGAAAATTTGAGTGAATCACTACTCAATTTATCATTCAAAAATTTGAATCAAAATAATCCTGGATATATAATTAACGATAATGATAAATTCATAACATTGTCTTCATTTGATGATGATAATATTAAACAAATTAGTGTATATAGAAATCAAAAGATTTGTCATGATTTCAAAATAAACAATGATACAGAAAAAATATATTCTGTATTCTCTTCACAGATAACATGCAACAATAAATATTATTTATCCTTATTTAAAGGGCCTCAAATGACACAATTAGAATTCAATAAAAACAATTTATTAATCATCCACCAAATAACTGGAACAAGTAGTATTTATTTATTTAATCCGAAATATAAGAATGATATAGAATACAAAAATAATACTGAAATAAAGAAATGGAGTTTTAAAATAGAATTACAACCAAATGGAACTATCTATATACCAATCCAATGGTTATACTTTATAGAATCAGATAATGATTGTATTTTTACAGAAATCATAGCTGATAATATCTTCACAATCTTCTATAATTCTCTTCGATAAATTATATGATTTAAAGATAATGTTATTTATTTTAATAAGATATAAATTATACCATGGATGGCGAAATACCGATGAAATTCAAATGGAATTTATGGTATCATTCTATCACAAATAAAGATTGGTCAGAAAGAAGCTATGTGAAAATTTTAACAATTGAAAATATAAATGATTATTTTTTACTAATAAATACAATTTCTATAGAAACTCTTCAAAATGGAATGTTCTTTTTAATGAAAGATGGTATATTCCCATTTTGGGAAGATCCTAAAAATAAAGAAGGTTGTTCAGTATCATTTAAGATATCAGTTGATATCTTACTCGAAGAATGGAGAATTATAATAACTGAATTATTGTATGATAAAATTACAAAAAAGAAGACACCAGATAATTATATCAATGGTATATCAATATCTCCCAAAAAGGGATTTAATATTGTGAAGTATTGGTTATCTAAAAATGATAAAAATTATGATAAAAAAATTAATGAATATCCTGATAATTTTATTAAATCCAAAGCATTAATTAAAAAACATAATCCAAATAATTAATAATCATCATTATATATCTTTGTCAATGTTGTTACAGATATTCGAATATCATGTTCTAACTCTAATTTATTTATTAATGTTGTTTTTTTTAATTTTTTATCAATAATATCTTTCTTATATTGATTAATAATATCAAGTGTTTTTTCATCATACTTTTTTCTTTTAGGTTTAATCGAATCTGTAAATTTATAATTCAATTGAATTCCCTCACTCGTTTGATGATATCCATAAATCTCTAGATTATCATTGTGTACCTTATAATGACATTTTTCACAAAGTGCCACCAAATTATGTTGAATATTTTTATGATAATGATTAATTATATTATTTGAATCAGCATATTGCTGTTCATTGATATGATGAGTATGTTCAGATTTGTCTTTACAAATAGCACATAAATCCATTTTAATATCAGTATTATAATTGGATTTCTTAGTATTAATAATGTTCTTATTATCATTTGTTATTTCAATTTGAACAGAACGAGCTAATGATACAAATTCAGAACCTAAATCCATCGCATCACATACTTCCAAACCGTAAATAGCCGGACCAGAACCATCTTCCAATTTTCTATCATAGATAAGCTGATTTGTTTGTTTATCATAATGAATTTTAAGATGTTTCACTTGTAAATTTGAAATATTCTGAACTAATTGAATTTCCATTAATTGATGTAAATGGGATGTAAATATAAATGAACAAGAAATATCACTCAATTTTTTAAGTCCAGCTGAAACTATCGATAAAGCAGATACCGTTTCTGTCCCAGAACAGATTTCATCTCCTAAAATTAAAGATTTAGAATTAGATCGTTTTAAAATTCCCCTCAATTCACTCATTTCAACCGCAAAAGAAGATTGTCTTTTAAAAATATTATCATTATTTAAGATCCTTGTAAAAATTTGTGTATATGGAGAAAACTTGAATGATTTACAAGATACCGGGAATCCAGCTTGAGCCATAATAAGAGATAATCCAACAGATTTCATTAATGTTGATTTACCACACGCATTTGTTCCAAATAACAAAATACCATCTTCGGATAATTTTATATCATTTGGTATATATTCAAGTTCTGTCTGAATTTTTTCAACAATCGGATGGCGTATTTGTTCGGCTTCAATAAAACTTTTATCTGAATGAATTATTTCTGGAAAACAATAACAATTTTCTATTGAGAGTTTTCCTAAATTACAATTCAAATCTACAAAACCAACATAATCAACAATATCTGATAACAAAAAAGAATAATCTTTTGTCAACAAATCTATAAATTCCAAATAAAGATTCTTATTCAAAGACTGAAGCTTTCTCTGAGATAATAATAATTTATCACATAATTCTGTTAAATAATCAAATTCCAAATGAACATTAGATCCTCTTTTAAACATCTGTATATCTTTCAGTTCTAACATAAAGAAATTCATATTAATAGAAGTATTTGATAAATTATTGATAGCCTTCTTTAGATTTTTTGACCGAGTCTCTGTAATATAAATATGATAACCATATTTATCATTACATTCATATTTTACAACATTTGACTTTTTACGATCAATATAAAATCCCAATTTTTCACATATCTGTTTGATTTTACTATCACAATCTTCTATTGTATCTTGTAATTTATCAATTTCTGGATACTTATCTCTTTTGAAAATTGAAGTATTCATATTTGTAAGAGAATATTTCTCTAATTCTTTCATCTCAAATGTATTCAAATAAGTATTTTGATAATCTGTAAATTTATCATATTTTGAATTAAATTCGTGAGAGATATCATATATTTTCAATTGCTCAACTATCTTATTAATATACATATAAGATATGTGAAGAGTATAAAATTCATAGGGTGTCAGCATCTGTAAATACATTCTTCGATGAAGTTTTTCAATATCAAATATTTTTGTTAAATATGGAATAATATTCTGATAATAATAATTATTACCATCTTTTTTTAAGAATAATCGAATCATTTCATATCGATCCTGAAGCTTTTTAGAATCAATAATTGGATAAAGTAAACGATCTTTACAGATTCTTCTACCAATTGGCGTTTTGCAATTATTTACAATTGATAGTAAAGAATCATTTTTACCAGTTTTTATATCTCGATTCGGTACAAGATACAATTGATAAATACAATTATGACTTAATAACAAATTATGAGTAACTTCCTTTATCTCTGGCTTTGGTAATTCTCGAATTGTATCAAACTTATGTTCATGAATAAATTGAACCATAAATAAATAAGAATAAATCATCTCTATTTCTCTTTCTATTCCCAAATATTCTACCGGCGTTAGAAAACCTGTATTAGGAAAGATTTTTTTTAAAACCTCATTCTGATAACTAGGTTTGAAAAACATGGTATGTGAATAACAATTATAATGGATAATATTAGATTTCAAAGACCATCGGTTCGATATTTCTGAGATAGATAATTCTAAATCATCTTGGTTAACATGAAAAATAATCTCACTTGGATTATAAAAATGAATAATGCGAAATAATTCATCTGACCAAATATCATTATCATATTTATTAGAACGAATCGAATGAATTGAATTTTTACCTGTAGAGATATCAATCGCTGAAATTCCCAAAGAATAAATATCTCTATTATCTGAATTATATTTTGAAATATAAACTGATAACAAATAATTTGTATCTGAAGAATTGTAATTTTCTATAGAAGTTCCGGGACTAATAATTTTTGTTATTTCTCTTTCTGGATTAGGCGGTTCCGTTACTTGATCTACCAAAACAATTGTATAATCATAATTTAATAATATCTTGATGAATTTTTGAGCATTGTCTATCGGAAATCCTGACATTAAATAATTATCAAATGATATCTTATCTATTGATTTATTTCTTCTTGAGACCTGTATACCAAGTATATCTGAAAAATAATAAATATCCGGACCCTTCTTAATTTCATCATTGATTACAGAATAGATTTCATAAAATTTACCAACTGCCATCAAAACAATCGTATTTTCTCCAAATTTTTTAACATTATCTTCATAATAATGAATATATTCTTTTAAGATATAACAACTATCTTCCATTGTATCATATTTATTATAACATTTATGTTTTAAATAATGATTACATTCCTAATTTACTCGCTAAATTACCTGCTTGATTACTCATAAAAGCAAATGCTTCTTTAATACTCTTTTCATTTAAATAAACTTCAGTTTCTTTCGGTGTTAATTGATTGTATAAAATTAATACATTCAATATATGCTCAAATTGTTCTTGTGTGAGTTTTTCTATCATTTATAACATTTATAAAGATTATATTTAAATAAGTTAATCTTGTTTTGTATGCATAATTATATCAGTTATAGGAATTCCTAAATTAATATTTTTTGTTGTATCTCGATGATGATTATGATGTCGATGTTTCAACTTTTGGAACCAACGATACTTATCCAAATATGAATTTTCTAAATGATATTGGGTATGTAAATGATCTATTGCCGTTGCATACAAAACTGATTCAATCGCAAATATTTCTTTATACTTTGGAAGTATATAAGAGTAAATCTTAAATATGGGGATAATAAATCCCAATACATATAGTCCAAATAATAATTGGTCCATTGATATATTTTCAGTATGTTTTTCTATCATAAGTCTATTCGGAGGAAAAGAAACAGTATGATGTATTTTATGATATTTGTACAAATATCCGCCGAATCTCCTAGAATGTGATAATTTATGAATCAAATATTCCACATAATTGATTAGAATTAAATTATTAAAAGTATTCAAAAGATAATTCAATAACATTTAAATATAATATTGTATCTATTATTTAAATATAATATTGTATCTATTATTTAAATGTATTGTGTTTACTTACTCAAATCAGATAATTTATCATATGTCGGTATGACAAATGATTTTTTCAAAAGATTCCGACAACACAATAAAGAAATTAAAGGAGGAGCAAGATACACAAAAAAAAGAGATTTCTGGTATCCCGTATTAATTATAGATGGATTCGCAGATATGAAATCTGCAATGCAATGCGAATGGCGATTGAAACATTTTGCAATAGGGAATGGTAGTATAAGAGGAGCCAATAATAAAATAGAATATTTATCCAAATATTTATATCATGAAAATCAATGGACTTCTAAATGCGTTCAATCAATACAAGAACAAAATTTAACATTTTTTATTGATGAAGATTATACAAAAGCTTTTTGTAAATATTCCCATAAATTTTCATTTAAAGAATTATATTGGAAATATTAATATTTCTATAGATATATGTTAAAGTTACTAAGTTTGTTTATCAATACATTCACTTATTTAAATAATACAGAATTCATTCAAAATCACAATCATCAAAATTTAAGTTTTGATGTAGAAGAAAATCAATTTATCAATCAAACATACGAAAATGAATTTAATATAAATACTCATCCAATTGAAATTCTCAAACACGAATATTTCATAGAAGATTATGATTATGATAAGTATGAAAAGTCTATTGATTGGAGAGAAAGAAATAAAGTATCAAGTGTTAAAAATCAAGGAGATTGTGGTTCTTGTTGGTCATTTTCGGCAGTTGGAGCTATTGAATCTCTGTGGGCTATTCATAAAAATCAATTATACAATTTATCTGAACAAGAACTCATTGATTGTTCTGGCAGATATGGAAATAAAGGATGTCAAGGGGGGAGTATGGATGGGGCATTTCAATATGTAATTGATAATGGATTGTGTTCCAATATTTCTTATCCATATTTGGGTGAACAAAGTTTATGTGATAAAGATAATTGTGAAACACTTGTAAAAATCTCCAATTATTCAGATATTATTCAGAATAATGAAAAAATTTTGGAGAAAGTTCTCCATCAGCAGCCAATTTCTGTAGCAATTCAGGCAAATAAAAGATCTTTTCAATTTTATAAATCTGGGATTTATAGTGATCCAGATTGCGGAGAACAACTTGATCACGGAGTTTTATTAGTCGGTTATGGTTATGATAAAAAATATGATATGAAATATTGGATTGTTAAAAATTCATGGTCATCATCATGGGGAGAGAATGGATATATTCGAATACAGAAAGATATCCAAGACCCAAGAGGATTATGTGGAATTGCTATGACTCCTAGCATTCCTCTTCTCTAGTATCTTCTTCCTCGCTGATACCAGCATCCCAATCACTAAATACTAGCTTCCAATTCTTATAAATTTCGTCATTCTCATTATACCCCAAATCTGTCAATAGCTCTAATTTATCCTTTTTATTGTGTATCTGAACACATTTATCCAGATATTTTCCCCAAAATGCTTTTGCGGCTATGTCATCTCTAATTTCATTAGGAATAAGAATACCATCAATCTTATTCCATGCATGACAAATATCTAACATATCAGTTGCATATCCTTTCCGTTGATAATCTGGATCGACTTCTATCATTTCAACTAAATGATGTTTTTCTTTGATCCTTGAATCTGGCTCCCGTGTAATCTTCCATAAGAATGCTATTACTTTATTTTTTGGTTTGTCGTACAACATTTCAATAGAACTGATATGTCGTATCAGCGGACCACCATTGACATGCCCCTTGAAATTAGCGATGATATCCATCAGCTGTTCTGGGTCACTTATATCTAAACCTTTGAAATCCGAGTATATAATATCATCTTGTTCCCATAATAATTTATTAAACTTTCTTTCTCCCAATTCTCGAAAAGAACTCATTCTAATTTTGTTTATGCTTAAATCATAAGTATAATCAATCAAATTTATTTACCTATTTGTGATTAATTCTTGATAAATAGTATTTAATTTCTTGTGATTATTATGATCAAATGGATTCATCTTTGAACCTGATTTAGCATTACAGGTAAATGGTATGAGAACAATTGGTTCGTCTTTTGATGGGGATATTTTTTCCCTATGTAACCCTGGTATTCTATTTATACTATTTCTTAGATTGACAAATATATCTTTTAATTTGTAGTCTCCACAAGCTTTGATTTTTAACTTTCGTTTACCCTTATAAGATAGATATTTGAAATCGTTGTCCACAAATTGAGTACAATAAAGAGGAC